GAAGAATATGTAGAACGTGCAAAGCCATTTCATAGAGCAAGCATTACAGCAAGTTTGCACACAGAACACTTAAATACTGTTGATAAGTTGCAAGACTTTGCAGATAAATTAATTTTATGTCAGGAAAACGATGTTCAAGTTACAATTAATCAAGTCATGGTTCCAGACTGGTTTGAAAGAGACTGGGAAAACGCCTTATTCTTTCACGAGCAAGGAATCAATGTCACCCTCAAGCCTCAATCGGATCCGACTGCGTCAAAAGTGGTTGATGGATACACTGGGGATATGCTTGAGCGACTCTGGAACGGTATGCCACAAAGAGCATATACAGAAAGCAAACGAAAATGGAATGATAGACCAAAACCGTCATTCCAAATACCTCAAGGAGTAGAAGGCATGAATGATGCAAGTGTTCCTTGGCATATGCAAGTAGAATTCAAAGATTCCGCAGGTAAGCGTTGGTATATGGATCAGGCTGAGCGTTTTAATGCTTTTAACTTTAACAAGTTTAAAGGCTGGAACTGTAACGCAGGATACCAAGGAATCATCATTCGAGAACCCGACGGTTCCGTTAAACGCTCCTATAGCTGTCACGATGTGCCTCTTGGAAACATTGAAACTGGTTTCAAACTCTTTGATAAGCCTGCTCCTTGCATAACTGAAAGTTGTGTAAGTTCAGCTGATAGTAAAATACCAAAAAGAAAAAATGCCATATTGTAAAGCTCTCTATAACCATTTGTATGTGGATGTGCAAGGTTTTTATGCACCCTGCTGCTTTTATAAAGAAAGACAAAAATATCACTATTCAAATTTATCATGGAAAGAATTCTATGATTCTGCATATATGCAGAATATCAGAAAAAATATGGAAGATGGTTGGGACTCTGGTTGTAATCATTGTGAACAACTAGAATTACAAAATTTAACGAGCTATAGAAACGTTGTAGATGTATATTGTAAGTCAGATAAACCAAAAATAGAATATATTGAATTAAGTTGCAATAATTCTTGTAATATAAGATGTAGAATGTGTAAGGCAGACAGTAGCAGTAAATGGGCTGACACATTAAATATTCAAGTTATTAAGATAGAAAATTTTAGCAAATTCCTAGAAGATATAGATACACAAAATCTAAAAGTTATAAAATATCTTGGTGGTGAACCTTTTATTACACCTGAAATTAAAATTTTATTTGAATGGATGCAAACGTTACCAAATAAAATCAAATTTTATTGTAACACTAATCTTACACTTTTTCCTAACAAATATGTTGATATACTTAAAACATTTGATAAAAATATTGTAGGGTATAGTATAGATGGGATAGGATCAGTTAACAATTATATTAGACAAGATAGTAACTGGAATAACGTTTTAAAAAATTTACAACTATGGGAAGAATTAAAAAAAGAATGTGAGTTGTATACCTATGTTCATACAACTGTGCAAGCATACAATTATCACGACATAAAAAATATCCAAGAACTGTGTTCTGAATACGATTTACATCATAGTGATTTCAAAATATTCTCGCCAAAAGAATTCACATTAGATGCTTTACCAACAGGATATGTAAAAAAATATCTTAATTCATCTAATGAAAAGTATTTGAATAATTATAATTATAACCACGAATTATTTAACAAACTTAAAGAAACAACTTATAAACAAGATTTATTGTTAAAAAATAATTTACAAGATTGTATACCGGAGTTGGCAGAATGGATATAAATGCACAAAAAACATATGTTGAAACAATTAAAAAGTGTCAACGGAATTGGGATGATTTTGTTATACCTGAAGAACACATGGAGCACTTTGTATACCTTGCGCAAAATACTCCCACTAAACAGCACGAGGCGTATTATAATGTTTATGTGATTACAGATAAAAATATCTTACAAGACTTACTAGAACATACTTGGGGATTTACATATCCAGTTAATAATCAAACCACACAAGACCAATTACCTTGTATGGTTAGAAACCCTCAAGTAGGAGCAAGTGCATATTTTCTCTACACAAGTAAATGGCCTGACACTATTAGAAATTTTACAAGAGACGGAAAAAGTAAGGAAAATCATCACCCAAATAGAAAAGACAATTCTTTGACAAGTATAGGTATAAGCATGGGCATAGTTGCTTTTAGTGCAGCTAGTTTGGGTTATGTAACTGCCTTTAATAAAAATCATACTAAGCCAGGATCAGAAGGATATTTCCGTAAAGTTTTAGGAATACCTGACGAAGAAGAAATCACATATGGTTTAGGTATAGGCAAAGGCAAACCTGGATACACACATAATCAAAGCGACGAACATAAACTTTTGGTAGGTTGGCCTGATTGGAAAATTATAGATATTAATAATACAGACACAATTGATTATAACGGTAATGTTTATGAGGTAAGAGATAATATAAATTATCCTAGCTTCAGTACACAGTCTAGAAATATATCAGTAAAGTGGATAAAATAATGAGTTTAGAATTATACAATTATTTAACAACATATGGCACAGTTTTAGAAACTAGATTTAAACTTAAAGATCCAGAAAGATATGTAAGATGGACTGAAGAAAATTTTGATTATGTGAAATATAATCCTAGAAAAGATATTGCTAGATATGGATTGAGTCTTACCAGCTTAGATGGCGGTATGACTGGCATTCCTGATTTAGATAGTTTGCTGGATTACAATCGAGAAAATAACACAAAATACAAAGAAAAAGATTTTTCTATACATACTCCAGCATATTATTATCCAGAACTAGTTGAAATACTTAAACCTATAGAATCTGAACTTTTTAGAAGTCATATATTAAGAGTTGATGCAGGCGGCTTTTTTCCTGCTCACAGAGACTTTTACGGAATGGAATTTGATAGCTATAGGATAATTATTCCTCTTCAAGATTGTAATCCGCCTGCGTTCACATTTATCATAGATGATAAAATACAGGTATGGGATCACGGCAGAGTATACTTTGTTGACACAGCTAAAATGCATTATCTTTTTAATGCTAGTTTTAACACAACTTATATGATTGTCTTAAATGTTGCTATTAATAAAAATACGATAGAATTTATCACTAAAAATTTACTCTTTATATGATTCGTATATAGTTATGGATATTCTATCATGTTTAATACCTGTCACATTGTGATACCCTGTTACATCTAACTGATGCCACGTGTGTAGAGGAATGTTAACTTTGTATAGTTCTGTTTCTTTGTCTTCATCATAAAATCTAGTATACACATTATCGCCACCAGTATCTAATAGATAATTGTAGATTTTGTTACGTCCAACGTCTTTATGGATACTGATACCTTTTTTAATAATTTGTATAAAAATTCTGTTAGTGATGTCAAAATTAAATAAAGGTTGTAATAATTCACAAAGTGTGTTACACTTATACTTATACTGGCGATAGTATACATATTCTGGAACCGGATGAGCAGGATGTAAGTTTTCTATCATATATTGTTCGTCAGTAATACAGAGTTTTTCAGGAAGTTTGTTCCATTCTAATTTCTTATAAAAATGATTCATATGATATTTATTGGGTATAAATAATTTAACAAAAGGTAATGAAATGTTAGAAGCATTAATAATTGGATTTTTATGGTATCAAGTTATAGCTCATATAGGCATTAGTGCAGGTCTACATAGATATTGGGCACATAAAGCATTTAAAGCAAACGCATTGTATGAAGTGTTTACGTTGTATCTTGCTGTTTTAGCAGGTAGTCGTAGTCCTATTGGATGGATCGCAGCACATCGTATGCATCATCATCACAGTGATACAGAGCTTGATCCACATAGTCCAAATGTAAAAGGTTTTTGGAAAGTTTTCTTTAGTTTATGGACAATTCAAAATATTCCAAAAAAGTATGTAAGAGACTTGTTTGAGAATCCTCGTATGCTGTTTTTTCATTATCATTGGGCAAAAATTTGGTTTGCTAGTGCAGTAATTGCTTTTGTGATTAGCCCATTGTTTTTCTTAGCATTCATTGTAATGCCAGCAATAATTGCACCAATTGGATTTGGTATGGTAAATGCAATAACACACATGAATAACACTGTGAGAAATGTTCCCTGGATAAACTTGCTTGTAGCAGGAGAAGGTTATCATGCTGGACACCACGGAGGAAAAAATTTACGTTTTCATAAATTTGATCATACAGGATTTATATTAGAAAAATTGGCAAGTGTTGGTGTAATCAAGGCATGCAAAAAGTAATAGTATTTGGTGACAGTTATGCAGTAAATGGTAATAGTGAACAATCTACATGGGTTGATATGTTAGCTAACGATTTTGATGTTACTGTGTATTCGCAAGTAGGTTGCGGACCTGACTTGCAATTAAAAAAATTTATAGAACATTTTGAATCTAATCAAAACGATGTAATTGTTTTTGTGTTACCACATCATTTGCGTTTAGCATTACAAGGATTAGAAGCAAAAGATCAAGTGTATAGTTTTTTGTATTTGCACGACAAAGTAAAAGGTATAAGCAAACGTATAAGTGATAGATTAAAGAGTATTACTCAAAGTAAAAAAAATGTAAATTATGAAACCTACAAAAACAGATATGCAACATTTTTAGATTTGTGGTATAAATTGTTTCTTATAGAAAATACTTATTTAGAAACTGAACCTTTTAAGATAGCAAGTGCAATAAGTAAGTATAGAAAACTAAGTAAAAAGATCATACTCATACCTGTGCATCCTTTTACTGTAAAACAAAAAGACTTGTTACAAGAGGACAATTTTGTAGTAAGTGATATTGTTTTACGTGAATTAGACGAAGAAGACGATGTTAAAATTATCAACGGTATTGATACAAGGGTAGGTCATTTAAATTATGATAACCATTGTAAAGTTTATAATTACTTGAAGGAGCAAATAAATGACTGAAAAATATGTTCCTACTTTAGATGATATAGCCAAAGATGCGTTAAAAGCTCGAACAAATGTTCTTACCGATGACGGCAAATATTCTAATGCTAGACGTAACGTTTTAGAAAAAGAATGGACAGAAGAAATCCGCAGTAATGTTATCACTGAACTTCCTTTTACTGTTCCAGATGATATCTTACAGAAATTAAGAGACTTGGCTTTTGTTGCAGATTATAAAAGTTATTATGAACTAAATTTGTGTGACATACAACAAGGCGATGCACGTGATTGGATAACGCAAACATTTTCTCCTTTTGAAGAAATACAAACTTTTGCATTTTTAAAACTTGCAAAAAATTCGTATATTATGCCACATGCAGATCCAAACAGATATGTTAATATCTACATACCATTGTATCCTTTAGGAGATGACTATACTCCTTTGGAAATTTATTACAACAATAAAATATATGGCATTCCTTATAATACAAACAAAGTTTATGCCTGGAACACAAGAATACTACATGGTGTTATGAATAAAGGCGCTCACGAAAGATATAATTTACAGATGAGTATATACTATCCTTATTCAGAATGGTATGAAAAATACAAGGAGATAATTAATGTTTGAAAATATGCCATTTGGTCATACTCCATCAACAAAAAGCATTTACCTTTTTAGCGATGATCCAAAGCAAAATCTAATACGTTGGGATAAAATACCAGGATCATGGCAAGCACCACAAGAAGAAATATCGTATGTTGGCAACAAAGACGGCTATAGAGAAAAAGAATGGCACAAGATAAATTGGAATAATTGTATAATCTATATTGGTGATAGTGCTTCTTATGGACTTGGCATTCCATTAAATCATACAATACCCAAATTAATCGAAAAAGCAACAGGTATTGAATGTGTAAACATGTGTATTCCAGGTGCATCTAGCGAACTTATGATCAGTATTGTTTGTAGCCTTATGAATAAAATTGATATAAAGCATATAATTGTGAATCATCCAAGTTGGTCTAGGATGTGGGATCCTGTTGGTTGCTCTGGAAATTTAGGTTTATGGCTTACACCTGGCGATCCTTATAGCGAAAGACAACACGCTTATTTCGAGGAATTTATGTCATTGCCTCAACGTCAAATACACAAAGCCACTGAAAATTTGCGCACTATAAGAACGCTGTTGCGAAGTGCTAATATGGTGGAATGGACATGGGAAGAACATATGCAGGAACATTTTGATATACAGTATTATAAATATTTGTATCAAGAAGCTGATAAAATGGCAAGAGACGGGTGGCATTCTAATCTAACAGTTAATAATGTTATAGCCGACTGTTTGCTAGATAGGCTTAATATATAATGCTTAAAGATTTACCGTTTGGAGTTTGTCCACCTGGCAAGGCAAAATATATTTTAAATGACACTCCTCATGACAACGCTAAAAACTGGAAAGCTATTGATGGAGATTGGGTTGACACTGGTGTGCCTATCTTTTATGTTGGAAATAAAGATGGTTATAGAGAAGAAGCCTGGGAAAAAATAGACTGGGATAATTGTATTATATGCTTGGGAGATAGTGCAACATTTGGATTAGCAGGACCAAATGAACATTGTGTGCCAAAACAATTAGAAAGTATTCTTGGCAAAAAAGTTGTTAATATGTCTGTGCCAGGTGCTAGTAGTGAATTTCTTATTGCAGTAGTTTGTTCATTACTGCGGAGTGTGCCAGTCAAAGACGTTGTATTATGCCATCCGAGTATGCCTCGTATTTGGGATCCTATTGGATCAACTGGAAACTTAGGTCCGTGGTTAGAAGAAAATGACAGTTTTGCTCCTGAAAGCTATTCTTTGTATAACGAATGGATGAAAGTAGAAAAGAGATTGACACACAAACATTTTTATAATACAATTACATTACGAACACTTTTAAAGGATGCAAATCTTTTTGAATGGGCGTGGCATGAACAAGTTGCTGATTTTTTAAATTTGCCATTCTATCAAGTATTTGGTCATAGCCCCGAAAATCTTTCAAGAGATGGATTACATCCTAATGTTAATGTTAACAGTGTAATCGCAAGGAATATTGCAAATGCTATTAGATAGGAAACAATTACCTGCTTTTAAAGTTTTATCATACAAGTTTGATATAGAAAAGATTTTAAGAGAATTCAAAAAGTTTGAAAATATTAATTTATATGATGATCTAAATGCAAGCAATCCTGATAGTGCATACGGCGACTTTTATAACAGTAGCACCAAACTTGACCATTTAAAAAAGTTTGCAGACAGTAATGAAGATGTTACTAAAGGCAGCCAGTTCTATAGGCAATTAAGTTTAACAGAGTTTGAAGGTGATAGACCAGAAAGAAAACTTGAACAAGATACGGGAATTACTACATATAGGAAAAGCACTAATCCTGATGATCCTAGTTATAATCCTGTGATGGATGAACGTAGATATACCAAGCGCAAGGATATATGCACTGGTTATTGGAATCATATACTAGACACGTTTAAAGCGCCTGTAACACGCACACGCTTCGCTTATATGGCGCCTGGACATAGCATTAAGCCCCATATAGACTATAACACTACATACAGCATACGTGTGCATATACCTATTGTTACAAACAAAAATGCATTCCTTTGTGTAAAAAACAAAGACGGAGTGCAAAAAATGCATATGCCAGCTGACGGTAGTGTATATTTTTTAAACACTGGAATGACTCATTGGGCAGAAAATAACGGTTCAGAAGGCAGAATACATTTAGTTATTTCACTTAATGGACAAGAGGATTTATATGTTTAGTGAAACAGCACACAATCTGTTTTATTCATCTAGTCCTACTACTTTTGATACTAGACCAGCAGAAGTTACAACTTTTATACCTAAATTATATCCTAATTTAACAGAAGAATTAAACACCTATACAAAATCTTTGCAAGTAAAAGACAATCATAGATTAATAAAAAATTATGTTGATATTGATTTTTTTGATTATCCGTTTGTTACATGCCTCAAACAAGATAAAAACATTGTTGGATTTAGTGCTGGTTATACAAGAGATTTTTATAGAGAAAATGATGTTAGAATACTTACAAGATACTATCAAGATAGCCAAAAATTAAGGATTAATTTTACAAGAGAAATTTTGAGACCTACTACATTTAATATTATAGAACAGCAACTCGAAATGGCCAAAAGATTAGGTTATGATAATTGTTTTATATCTAGAGAACTAAGAACAAGCGCATTTTTTAAAAAATTTATAGATGCAGTCAATAGTGCTACTATGTATAGATGGGAGTTATCGGAAGGTCCTTATTTGATTGCACCCGATCCTCATAATTCTCAATGTTGGCACTCTATTGCTGTAGCAAATTTAAATAAAAAAGATACTAAAGATTTTTGGAAACATTGGAGAACAAAATGAACTGTGAATTAATAGATCCATTTGTAATTACAACAGATATAAAAGGAGATATTGATTTCTTTAAGCCTTATATGGATGACACAGAATGGGTAGATACAAATAAACTTTATGCTGAACACGAAGAATATCAAGAAACTATGTATGGCAGAGAAATGGTTTATCATTACATTAAACATGTTAGCAATTATGATATGAAACTTAAAAAGTTTGTTATGAAATTGTTTAAAGATTTTGGAGTTCATACAAAAGATTTTCGTGCTGATTTTTTTCTTACTAAAGCAGGCGGCAGTATGCCTATGCATGTAGATGGTATGAGCAAAGTTGCTTTTTTACTACCATTAAGTGAAAATACAGGACCCGTAGTATGCGAAAAAGACAATGAAAAATTTGAGCTTACATATCAAACATTAACCATACTTAATACACAAGTATCTCATGGTGTAGCAGAGCCTACAAAAGATAGATTATTGTTTAGAATTGCTGTGCATGATGTAATGTTTGAAGACTTAGGTATATATAAGGATTTGACAAATGCAAATTAAAGAAATAAAAAATGGTGTAGCAGTAGAAGTAAGTGATATAGATATTACAAATATAGATAAATCACAAGCTGACGAACTATTTCAAATACTTAAAGAGCGTTTGGTAGTTGTGTTCAAAGATCAAAAACAATGTCCTGGCAGTTTTACTAAATTAATTCACTTAATGAGCGGTAGTGTATCTAACTGGTCACAAATGAAATGGGATCAATACGGTAATGATGTAGATACTTGGGATAGATTTATTGATCCTATGACTTGCACAGATATGGCAAATTATCCTGTCCAGCGGGTTACAGGTAAAAAGATTAACAATAAACACACAGGTATTTTTGGCTCAGGCACACTTGATTGGCATGCCAATTTGAATGGTTTAGATAGAGCCGATGGCGTTGCATTGCAAGGTGTAGAACATTGTGAAAATACAAGCACACTATTTTTGAATACAAATTTAGCCTACAATGACTTATCGTCTGAACTAAAAGAGCAAATAGAAAATGTTTATGCAATATACGAATATCGTCCTGATGTTTGGGCAAAGGGTGCTCCTGAATACAAACACTTTGCCCAAAAAGCACAAGAAAATACTACATATAAAATGTGGCTAAAACAAAAAAATACTGCCGGTGTAGAAGGATTATACTTTTATACCAATAATAGATGTGACATAGTAAGTAAAGACGAAACACTAAAACAAAAATTAAAAGATCATCTTTTCCAAGACAAATACATTTATGAGCATTGGTGGCAACCAGGAGATATTGTTTTAATGGATCAATTACTTACATTGCATAAACGCACACAAGACGATCCTGAAATACTTGCAAAAAGGGTTTTACATAGAATTACATTTAGAATTAGTAATTTTAAAAACTTTATCGCTAACGCAAACCAAATTTAAGTTCTTGAAATAGGACCTTTATACTGTATATTATCACCTGTGCTAAACAATGGTGAATAAAGATACCTATTAGGACCGTCTCCTATGTTGTCAGTATTATTCCAATCTACTCTTGGTAATACTTCTATCTGACCCCACATGTCTGCATGAGAACTACACTGATAGTAAAATCTTCCTGGAAGTGCAGGTGTCCAACTAACAGTGCCATTTGTAGCACCCTGTCCTGTTGCTGCTGGTGTTGTTACTTGGTTGGCTGTATCTGCAACACCTGAGACAGTTTTAATATATAAAGGATGAGCGCCTATACTATTTGTAATTTCAATAGTGTCACCTTGATAGATAGTAATAGTTGGATCGTTTCCGCTGACAGCACCAATCCTATCTGTGCCAGCTGTAAAAGTATAATCAGTTGTGCCATTTGCAACAGTGGTAGAAGCTGTAAATGTATCTGCTACTATGGTGTGATTTGTATCTTCCCAAAGCAAATCTTGTAAACTATTGTTGTGGATATATGTTTTCATTTGTGCAGGAGTCATTCCAGGATTTGCTTGTAGTATACAAGCAACCATGCCAGCAACCTGTGGTGAAGCCATACTTGTGCCTGATATTTTCATTAAAGGATCACTTGCGCTATTTGACCCTGGGTCGTTAACAGTAGTAACACTACCGTCAGTGCCATCGGTTAAATCACATGCTCCGCTTTTGTCACTACTTGCACAACTCATAATATACGTCCCAGGTGCATTTATATCTACACCTGGGCCAAAACAACTTGATTCTGCTTTTTGTTCTTTACCTAAGTAGTAAGTATTATCAATGTTTCCTACCATAAATGCTTCTGTATCATATGGAGAACTACCTCTAAAAATATTTTCCTGCCCTAAACCAAAATTCGCAGTGTCGTTCCAATTTGGTCCAGTTGCACTATCGATGTAGTAATAGCTGTTTCCTGCTGCAATACAGAAAATAACACCAGCATCTATACATTCTTGTAAGTCTGCATCAACGCTTGCAACTCTTACGTTAATGCGTCTTGAAAGGCCTAATGAGTAATACTTTCCGTGAATGCCTGCATATTCCAAATGACTTGCTTCAGTATCTGGCCAAGGTTGACCTGCTCCTGTGCTCCAACTTTGTCCATTATAAACACCGCCGGTTAATGTTCCTGATCTAGTTCCGCTATATCCCCAACTAGCATTGACCACTGTAGGACGCTTAAATCCAGTCTTAGGGTCTAATGGCTTGTTGTTGTGCCAGCCTTTGATAACATCAAAGCAATTTGTTATACTGATACCAGTTCCACTATCGCCTGAACCTTCTAAGCCATTAACTTTTACAGAATATATGTTTGCTTCACGTGCCCAGCCCAATGTGCGACCTGCTACGGTGCCAGCACAGTGTGATCCGTGTCCGTTATAGTCTCTATAGTGATTGGCGCTTTGTGTGCCGCTTATACCACTGTGAGCGTACCAATCTATTTGTTGCACTCTGCTTAGTACATCTGGTGAATATCCTGAGTGTCCTGCATCAAATGGATTGCCTGTGTCTCCGTCACGGAATAAACTCTGTATAGCTCTTTTAGAAACTTTAGCAATACATGGTTCGATATACTTTTTAAATAACGCATAACCTAACGGAAGTGTTGATTCAATTTGTGCTGGTGTTCTAACATCGTCTGTCCATTCAGGAGCAAGACTACCGCCATCCCATAAACTTGAATAATCAAACATACAAAAGTTTAGTAGATACAAGTATTCTTTTGCTGCTACTTCAAATGCGTCTGAGTCAGTTTTCCAAGCATTTGCTGGACTTTGATAACCTGATGGATCCCATTTGCTTGCGTCAAATGCTTCTTCCATTGCTGCGAATAGCTCGCCACTTTGCCAATCAGCTGCTAAGTAAGCATACAATTTTAAGTCTTGCGCTGGCAGTCCGTGCATGTGTAGTGTATGAAATATGTGTTCGATAACTTCTTGAGCATCAATGTCACCAGTTCCTGGCGTGCCACTGCTGTTTTGATACCATACCATATCATTCATCTCATGACTATCTAAAAAGTTAACATAACCGGCATACTGTGCTGCTCCGTCGTCTGTTAACCAGTTTGGATCATATGAATCACCGCCGCCGTAGCCAACACGTTGTGCTGTTTGTTTGCCTTGGTGCCAGCTAACTTCAGCATCACCTCTAAGTGTAAGTATAAACTTTTCTTGGATTGGCGGTGAAACATTTGCTGCTGTTGGATCAAGGAACCAATTATACATCTGCGCAACTTTATTGCCCCATTCATCAGGAACTGTGGTTGCTCCACCAACTGCTCCAGCTAAAACAATTTTAACACCTTTTACTTGTATAGATCTGTCAAAAACTGCTCCGTTTGTATTATCAGATGTCAGTGGACCTTTGTTGTACATATTATTTGGATCGTAATTAATATTTGTAAACTGCCAATGAGTTGGTTGTATACCACTGTCTTGAATTACAACATCTACACCTTTACCTGTTAGAGTGTATTTGTAGTTGTCGCTGATATCAGTAAGTGTATTTCCATTCCATGGATCATTTACTTTTGTGCAACGAAGATTACCCCAATTTAAATTTGATTGCTGTGTAACTGTGTCTCGTGTCCATACACCACTTTGATAAGCATTAAAGCCGATTTCAATATCGTCTCTAAGTTCTGGTGGAATTTGAACATCTACAACTCTACTGTCATTACGTAACGCAACAGCTTCTTCGTCAGTCAAACTGTAATGTGTGTTACGCTGACTCAATGGTCTTGCGTTTGCTACTGCAACTGTGCGATTAGGAATATCTCCTGCACCCGTGTTTGCAATCATTTCTGCATTGAATGCATCGTAGTCAACACCTGCCTTGAGTGTGACAATATATTCTTTTTCGCTCATTTAAGCCCCCTTAGATTAAGTTAGCCCATGCACCGTTTTCATAACCTTGGAATTTGTTATCCGTTGTATTGTATATAATGTCGCCGTTTTGGGCTGCTAATGCGTTTCTTTCTGTTGTAGTAAAACTTGCCATACGTAGTGGTGAACTTGTTACCACAACAGCATTTCCTGCTGTTAAGTTTAAGTTAGCACTTGCGCTAATTTCAGGTGTTTCAGTGCCAGTGGATATGAATTTATCTGCTGTAACACTGCCTGTTACTGTTAAATTGTTTTCTACTGTTAAATCACTGCTCAGTGTGACAGCTGGTGTTACTGTGATTCCACTACTATCACTAGTATCAATTACACTACCAGCAAATGTAATATTACCTAAGTCAGAGATCATTGCAGTCCAGCCGCCGTTTTCATATGCTTGGAACTCATTAGTATCTGCATTGTATAATAACATACCGTTTGCTGCTGTCAAATCATTGCGCTCAGCAGTTGTAAATGAACCAATTTTTACTTCTTCAAGTATGATAGCATTGCCTCTAACATCTAATCTTGCTGCAGGATTAATTCCACCCAATGCAACTCCAGTTTTGCCTATGGTGTTTAATGTCTCTGCAGGAAAGTCTACGCCATTATCATTGGTTCCAATAATAATACCACTTGTATATCCTTGTATAATTCCATAGCTTTTATCACCATCACTGCCCCTAGTTTTAAATATAATTTCACCTAACTTACCTGTATAGGCGCTCATATCTCCAGTGGATGATTTTTTAACATCAATTTGAGGATTAGTTTGGTCTTCTGCTACTAGTATTTCAGCAGTTACTGAAGGCGAATCAACTTCACCAACAATTACGCTGTTTATTGCATCTACCAATAACGTCGAACTTTCTGCAAATACACTACCGCGAAGTTCACCGTCTAATGAGCCTCTAAATGTTTTGTTGAATGAGTCAACTATTATAGATGAATCATCTGCTACTACATCACCTGTAATACTAATAAAATATGTTTGGCCTTCGAGGATACCTGTACCTCCTACACCGCCGCCTGTTTCGTCGCTGGCTATTGTCCAAGCTGCGCCATCCCATTTTAGTATAGCGTTTGTAAAAATACCTGTTGTATCAACATCTGATAATTGGTCTAGTGTAATGTTAGTAATATTACTACCATCGCCGTATAGATCTGCACTTACTCTGCCTAATGCACTATCAACAATTAAAGTTGTGTCATCACCTCTAACACTACCTTGGATGTCAATAGCATACTCTTGGCCTTCGATAACTCCAGTTCCAGATCCGCCCGTATCTGGTAGATTTGTTAGTCCGCTACCGTCACCGACAAATGCGGTTGCTGTAATATTTCCTGTTCCTGAAATATTAAATCCGTTTAAATTTAAATTTTGTGTAAGATTTGCTGGAGAGCTTGCAACACTGTTTGATACTAGTATACCGCCGACTGTAGAGCCGTCACCGATATAAAGTTGTTTTGTATCTGTTGTATAGACAAGTTCGCCCGCTGCAAACGTTTCTGTCGCTCTTTCTGCATTAGTTCCACGACGTAGCTGTAATGCCATATGAATCTCCTAGGTGATATGTTCTTATAAGTATTTATCACCTAAGAGCTATTATTTGTTTACTTTAAGAAAACGTCTGACTCGTTTAGCAACATCTTTTTTGATTTTATCCATATCCATACGATAATCTACATTTTGTATTTTTTCTTCGTATGCTTGAAATAATTCGTCTAGACTATCTTCGATATCCGTAGAAGTTTGTTTCTTCAAACTGTCTTTGATGTCAACTTCCCAAACAGTTCCATCTTTGAAATGGATATTCACTTGATTCATATATTCAACTGGCAAGACTTCTATCTCAATTGAGTTAAATATGTCTTGCCAGTATTCTTCACTTTCAGTGTCAAAATTTGATTGATTCACCTGTCACGTAGCACTCTCAGTCTGTTTACGAGTAGTTTTGCGTTTAGTTGGAGATAATTCTTCCGCTTGCTCTCGTAAGGCTTTAGCCTCTTTAAATAAGCGATCTGCATCGCTACGCATTTTTGCAGCAATTTGTTCATCAGTCAACACTTCATTAGCACTTGCTGCCAAAGGTGCTGCTATTGGCTCTGCTACTGTTTCTGTAGCAGGGGTTTGTGCCGACGCTTGCGCTTGTGGGTTATTTGGTTTAACAGCCAAATCTTCTAGCGCAACACCTTTTTGATCAGCAATAATTTGATTGAGTTCATTTAATGGAACTGCCGACTTGTGGTTAGGTGTCATTTCAACATCAGCTGTTGGCATTTTACGCAAATGACCTTGTTTATGCAATCCTGCTAACATTGGTCTGCCGTCTGACAAATACACTCTATCCATTGCTTGATAAAATTCATCTGATGATTGTCCTGCATCTGATTCAACTAATTTCATAACATCGTCATGATCAGCTGATGATAATGAATCAGACATGATACACAAACAACTATAAGGGTCATTAGGTATTGTTCTATACGCTACTACAACTCTTCTTTTGTTTGTTCTTAGTCTTCCTACGTGTTTTAACATAGTTTACTCGCTTTCTACAGCCTCTGCTTGCGGCGCTTGAGGCGCTGTTTGTGCTGCCGCTGCTGCTGCTTGTGCAGCCTTTTGCTGTTCTTCTACATCTTTCAAAAACATTTCAAGTTTATTATAGATAATGCCTACTGCTGCCATTTCTTTTGGCTTGAACGCACTACGTTCACTTGCAACATCAATAATACCTTTCATGGTCGCTAAATCTTGAATTGTAAGTTCGTTTGGATTTGCTTGAGTTTTTGTTTCTTCTGCCATTTAATATCTCCTTGTAATTACTTATTTGGGCAAAATTAGTTATATTTCAAATGTGGACAAGCCAGTAAAAAATAACTTAGTTCTTTTGAGTTTTCAAAGCCTACTTTTACTCCTTGTGACATTTGTTTGTCCAGTTTATCTATGGTCATTGTTTTTCCAATATAATATCTTCCTGAACAATGATTATCTATCCAATCTGCAATACTATCAGATAGATTATACCTAGTTGGAAAAATAGTTGTTTCAAAGTAGGAAGGACAAAACTCAACCTTTCTAGCTTTAAAAACATTTAAAGGATTTATTTTTCCTTTAAGCATACTTATGCAGCCTCATTATAATGCGCTGTCATTCCAAATGGTGCCTCAAGATTCTTATCATGATGACTATGAATTAAGAACACAGTTTCGCACCAGTCTGGATCTCCCCAGCTATCCCAAGCGTATCCATCTGTAAACATGATAAAACGTTTAGGTTGAATATTGTTTTCTTTCATGTAATTCCAGTTACACATAAAGTCTGTGCCGCCGCCGCCGACAACTTCATATTCGGTAATGTCTCTACCATCGTCTGCACTAAAGTCGTCTTCGTTGTAAACTTGAGTATCAAAACACCAGATTTTAATTTTGTAATCTTTAAATTGCTCCATGATACCTTTTACTTCGCCTAAGAAATCAGCAGCTTGGCTATTTCCAATTGAGCCACTCATATCAATCCCGACACAAATATCAATAGTGTCCATAAAGTTCATACCAGGCAATATAGCACCAGTATGCCAGCCTTTGCGGCTTGGACGACTAAATGTGTAGTCGCTTTTTATTGTGCTTTGAATCTGTTGTTGAATTAACTCACGCCAATTCATTTTAGGCTCTGTGATTTCTTTAATCAAACGTTGCACACCAGCAGGTGTGTTGCCAGCACCAGCACTTTGCGCTGCTTGAATCATTGCTTCTTTGATTTCGTCTTTGATCTGTTCACGTTCTTCTTTGGTGTATTTAGGTCTGCTTTTTCCCTTACCATCTTTGCCTTCGCCATCACCATCGCCTTCCCAGTCGATGTGTTCGTCAAGCATTTCACCAAGTTGTTCTAAAAATTCTTTACCATTCTTTTTAGCCTCTTCAAAAAGTTCGTCATATACTTCTTCTGAAGTCCATCCTCTGTATTTGAAATCTTGGAAACAATTTACAATACTAGGAATGGTGCCTATGCGTTCATCTACCAATGTATTGTTTACAATGTAATCTGCAGAGATATTGTATAGGCGTGGATCTCTGTCATCTCTGCGTTCTAAATGATCAAATACCATGTGTAAGATTTCATGTGCAAGAACAAATTCAACTTCTTTATTGTCCATTGCATTGAAGAACTGCACATTATAGAACAAGTTTCTACCATCAACTGCGGCAGTAGGCAACCAATCAGCACGTTGTATTTTTAAACGTGTTGCCATGTTGCCAAAAAACGGATGACGCAACAATAAACCTACACGAGCTGTAATAATACGCTCGTATACTTCTTTGTCCATTTCGTCAAGTTGTGCATCAGTAAGATCAGGATCTGGTTGCCATGTTCTAAGTTCAGATGCTGTCTTTTCTGTTGACATTTTCATTGCAACATATTGCGGTAAAAAATCTAACATTGTATTCCTCTTTCAGTGCCTATATACTTATAATACACTACTATTTACTTTTGTCAAGAGAAAAGATGGGCAGAAAATTAATTCTGCCCACCCATATGGCGTCTTACACACTCTGAGCTGCCTTGATATACTTACCATAACGATCATGGAATTCGTCAAAACACTCAATAGCGTCTGGATCAATTGGCAACGAGTATTGTGTAAGTGCGAGCTTGATGCCCATTACAACCAACTCAGTTTCAAAATTGTCCATTGCAAAGCGTAAGAAGTTATTAACTTTATCGTCAAACTTCTTATCATTTTTGTCACTTGCTTCTTTAAGCTCATAACAAAGAGATACAGTTAAGGAATACTTGGCACTGATTTCTTGTGTCTGCAACTCTTTGACTTTGCCTGCAAGAATATCGCTTGGATTGGGCATTTGCCCTGCGATTTTCCTATGCGCCATAAACTTGATTGCAAGTCCTTCACCAACAGATCCAGCAACAAGATCTGTAGTGGTTGCTTCGTCTCCGTCGTCGTCGCTGATAAGTTCACTTACAAATGTCCATGTGCGAGGAGAAGCAAACGAACGGCTAGAACTACGTGGATCAAAATCATAAAGATCGCCTTTGGCAAATGTCAAATAACCAACAACATCTTTATGAATTGTATTCGCAACAGCCCACTCCTGCCAATCATCAAAATTGACAGCAAGTTCTAAGTGAACGAAGCGGTTTGCAAGCGGAGCAGGCATACGGTAAGTAACACCTTTATCTGCTTCGCGATTACCTGCCGCAACAATCATAACATTGTCTGGCAAACGGTAATTACCAATTCTACGGTTTAGTGTCAGCTGATAGGCTGCTGCCTGAACTGCTGGTGCCGCAGAATTCATTTCGTCTAGGAACAAAGTAATATGATCATACTTTGCTGCCATTTCTTCATCTGGCAACTCCATGGGTGGAGCCCAAACCATTTTACTTTGATTACTATCAAAGTATGGGATACCTTTGATGTCTGTGGGTTCCCAAAGAGATAGTCGAATATCAATCAGATGACTGTTAGGAAAACTATCAGTAACCTGTTTTACAATATCTGACTTACCAATACCTGGAGGACCCCATACAAACACAGGACGTTTTTTGCGCATAGCCCGGCGCAAACTATTTTTTGCCTTGTTTGGCGAAACTGTTCTTAGATCTGACATATTGTATTCCTCATTGTTTTCAGTGCCTATACTTTAATATAGCATAAAAAACGTAAAGGTCAACCGTTATTTTGAAGATTTTCTGATCTTTTCATTGCTTTTGTAATACCATACTTACGTAAGTCTCCACTGAAAAGTGTAAGTTCAACAGCTTTCTTTTCATTTGTGACGTGAATACCTTTGTTTGTTAAGTAGTATGGACAATCAATAAATTGGTCTAAAAATATAATTACTTGTGTAGTCAAGGGCATATCAGGAGGATACGGTATATGATACGATGTTAGATCTATTTCAGATAACATATCAAATCCTGCTTCTGTAAGACGTAACCCTCCAACATTTTTTTCTCTTGTGTTTTGCCACCAAATGTGCATATATTGTGCAACATTTTCATCACTGGTTGCTTTGTTTAACTGTTTTAGAAAAAGTTTTGTAAATACACGTTTATTCATTTACATTTTTTCGCCTGCGGTTAATTTGTAAACACTGAATTCGTCAGTTTTAAATATTTGGTTTAACTTTTTGGCTAGATTTTTTGCGTGTCCTGGATTTGAAAAACTTGTTTTTTTATATTTTGGTCCAGGATAGTTTGTAAGTTTATTTTGAGATTTTAAGTTGAAAGGTTTGTCTTTGTAGAATACTGCCCATATGGCTTCGGCATCGAGCACTTGCTCACTTTTGTAGGTTTTACCATCAACAAATTCACATAAAACAATTGGCTTTGGTCTACTCATATGCGTATCCTTAGTTATATACGCATATATTTATCATTTATGCAATATTGTTATTGCCATTCACCAGTGCTACCAATTTGCACTTGTATGATTTCATCAGACCCACCGCCGGCATTTTCTTTCACAAATTTTTCAAGATCGCCATGTAATCTACTCATTACTATGCCTAATGTAAATGAAAGGTTTTTAGCTTGTGTAATATCCATGCGAACTTCTTTTGCACGACTGTTTTCAGCAGCTTGAACTTGTTTTATAAATGCTTGTATGGGGCCGGTATTAATGGGATCGTTTGACATTGCTAAGTGCTAGTTTCATTTCGATTTCAGTTTTGTATGGACCCATATAATCATTTTCTTCAACTGTAATTAATTTAGGACAAAAACTTTTAAGCCAGTTAACATTAAATCGTATTAGATAAAATCCAGCACAATAAATGCTTTTACTTTTTTCACTTTTAGTAAACAATGGAAGTTTTCTTTGGATGTCATACATGCTATTGAACGGTGTGCTACGTGTAGGATATCCATGGACACTTAATTCTTTATTATCGTCGGGTGTGGTAATTTTAGCAGTAAGAAAATTTTTACCAAACTCATTATTAATTTCTTTTGCTGATTGAAAAAAACTTATCTTGCCTTTCTTACTAAAAATATATCCATCATCATTTTTAGTGAGTGTTCCTACCTTTTCTCCTTGTTCCTCTACAATCCAAAATTTGTCTTGCAAAATAGGATTAGCTTTAATTGACATGTGAATACCTCGCTTGTAACGGCTCTGCAAATTGTGCTGCATTGTCTGCGATACGTTGTAAATCCCAACGAGCACAAAACTTCATAAGTCTCATACCAACTTGTGAAATATTTTTACATTCTACCGCTTGAATAGTGTTATTTATTTCTTGTCTAATGTGTTCTGGTTGTGCAGTTAAATCACACAATGTAACATTACGTGTATAATCATCTAGCACACGATGCTCTACACCTTCATGATCTACCCAACGTTGTAGCATCATGTTATTCCAGTTGTAGCCTTTTGTTTGTTTATCTGCAAATGCTTCTTGCAATCCTACTTTGTTCTTTGTGCCTTTCTTGCGCACACCAGGGTAGGCACTAAAAACATTGTCGCTAGTGTCACCACGCATACACTTCTCAAAAAGCATGTATTCGGGTTCAGGAGCAGACTTTGGCTCTCCTGTCTTCTTATCGCACACGGCCTTGCCCTTGTCATCAAAATATCCTTCATTAGTAATAGTAGTATTACTTACCCCATTGTATTGACGAACATTGGGTGCAATTAGTTGTGCAAAGTCACCGTCTGTTGAAATAATAACATGATTGTCATTAGGGTGATTCTGTATCCAACCTGCAATAAGATCATCTGCTTCTAACACAGGATTGTGCAAAACTGTGCAGTTAGTCTTGTCTGTAACAAACTCTTTAAACTCGTCAAAGATTTCCCAAAACACTTTATCTTCTTCTGCTTCACGTGGGCTCATAGCGTCACGATGTTCTTTGCGATTACGCTTGTAAGGCTCATAATAGTCCTTACGCCAACTGCGTCCTTCTAAACAGAAAACAACGTGCGAACCATCAAAGTCCTGCCACGCTTTCTTAATACTGTTAAGGGTGATATGCATTGCCATGCCAACTTTTGTATCAATGTCGCCTCGAACAACATGACGAGCACGAAAAAACGTGTTAGCAGTATCAATAAGAATGTATGTCATTAGAATGCCTCTTTGTAGCCTGATTCAATAGCATTATAATATAAAATACTTCCTTCGTCAAGTGATAATTTTTGAGACAAATATTTGTATGTGTCTTTGTAGTAATCAATCTCAACTGACTCCTTACGGCGTCTTACACTAAAGGCCATACTATGATCTCCTTTAATAAGGATCATATTTTTAGCAACTTTCATGAAACCTCACTTTTCCCTCTGTCAATTGGCACTACATTGATGTAGCCTGTATTGACTGGTTGCTCTACTGGTTCTTCTTGTAACATATTATAAACAATGTCACGGAACCAACGATCTACAATTTCTTCTTCTTTGTCAGCTTCAGTGCCGTATCCGTTTTCAATAAGTTCTTCGATAAAATATTTGTTCCAGTCTAATTCAAAAAAACCATTACGAATATTATCACCGTTAACTTGCATATCAAGCACATTTACCCAAGGCTCTTTTCTTTTTGTAGCAAGAGCTTTTGGGTCTTTTTTCTTTAGTAAAGCATTAGATTCGTCTTCAATACGCTTCTGTTCTGCTGCTAGAGCTTCTTGTTGTGCAGTTATGCCAGTAAGATCTCTTACCTTTTTATTCCACCATCCCATTTTATTTCTCCCTTAAATATTCCACACTTTGTGTTATGCGTGTTATTGAAAAATACTTAGGATCATCATAGGTATGTGTGCCTTCTGCTCTTAAATCAATATAAACACCTTCTTTTTGTAATACAGTCCAAAGATTGTTAATATCTTTTAACTGATTCTGAAACTTTTTAACAAGTTCTGTTACTTTTGGATCTTTCATAAATGTTTCCTTATCTTTTCGTATTCTTCTTCGCTTTTGATGCCTTTTGGAATACTATCTAAGTTTTCTTTAAGTGCCCCAGGCATTTCCGAATAGGCTAATATGGAGTCTTGGCGAGAACCGCCACCCTCGTTCCATACAGAGGTTCGCCACCTCTTGAACGTTGAGAGTGTATTCTTCCGACCTACCCCCAAGCGGCATGAGATATACAGGAACGTCCACGCCCGCTTTACGATAGGTATCAACTGCTCTACCAACTTCGTCAACATCACTCTGATCAGCAACAACAAACTTAAAATACATATCAGCGCCATCAACAAGGGAATACTCACGAGCAACATCAGGCTTAATAGCATCATCCCAAGACTCGCCCGATACGGATAGTTTGGGAGAACAGCTAAAAGTGAGCTGAATTCTTTCGTGACCGTTGAGATAGTTGTAGAAGTCATCGTGTAGATGCTGTGTAGTGTTGGTTTCGATTGTGACATTTTTAAGATCCTGCATACCTGGGTGTTCAAATAGCTCGACATACAACCGTTGCCAAGCAAGTAGTGGCTCTCCGCCTGTGAGAATAAGATGAACGTCTTGTCCGTTATCCATAGTCCATTTGCCTTCTGGTAACAAACTAAGCAAGTGTTCTACAACTTCATCTACGCTTTTAAGCATATTGAAGTGTTTAAATTCTGGATAGATACTTGCATATGTATCGCAGCCAGTATGGACAATAGGCAGGTCATTAAACTCTTTTGTAGTTTCGTGAACACCATCATCCAACAGTTGCTTTACCTCAGCATTGTAACGTTGACCTTTTGCGTGTTGCTCCCAACGACTGCCAACACTTTTATCAACGCCAAAGTTCATACAACGAAAGTTACAACCGAAGGTGCGTAGGAATACACTTGGCACTCCTACAAATTTACCTTCGCCTTGAACACTATAAAAAGCTTCACTATATCTTAATTTCATCGCGGTGAGTATCCTTGTTGTAATTTAATATTATCCATGAACTCTTTTTTAACAGCATCATCTGACTTGAAACAACCTTTTAGCACAGTTGTTTGTGTAAGACTGCTGTGTGCTTGAATACCACGATTCTCGCAACAACCATGAGTAGCTTGGATATAAACAGCAACATCGTTGCTGCCAGTTGCTGCCATAATTTCCTTGGCAATATCCATAGCAAGTTCTTCTTGTAGTGTTCCACGTCTAGCACACCATTGGGCAATACGTGTGTATTTGCTAAGTCCAATAAGTGTATCAGCAGCAATGATACCAATGTATGCTACACCTTTAACAGTTTGGTGATGATGTGAACACATGCTTGTAAGTTCACTGCGAACAACCAACATACCATCATATCGATCATCTGTATGATTAGGAAATGCTGTAGCGTTGGGCATTGGATCATACCTTCCGCTCATCAATTCATTAATATACATTTTCGCAAGACGCTTTGCGGTGTCCATTGAATTAGGATCTGTATCAGTATCAATTACAAGGCTGTTTAGCACGCCGTCAAATTTGATAGTAAGTTCGTTGATAAGCTCATCACGCTCACCTTCTTCGATATACTGGCTGATGTTATCACCGGCCCAATATCTGCCTCCGTTTTTTTCAATTCTGCTGCGAATTTTCTGTGAGGCATAAGTGTTTAAATCTGTTTCCATTTAATTCTCCGAGTTATAGACGAGGATGTCTATTGTTTATAGTAACATTATTTAGATAAAAAGTCAAGAAAAATACTTATTAAGCATTTCGATACGATCTTCCGCTGCTGCCATTTTATCCAATTCTTCTTGAATGGCCTCAACAATGTCGCTATGTTCACCAATACCTACTGATTGGTTCATGTATACCATGATATTTGTTTTAGCTCTTTCAAGCTCACCTTCGGCGTGCATTCTTGCAGCCTTAGCTAATTGTGCTGACATACTCATTTGCTATTCTCCTTCTGTGTCTGTCTTGCTTCATATTGTGCTTTTTTCTCGAGGTATTGCTCCTCTGTCAAGTTGTGCCAACCTACGCATCTACCGGTTGGCGATCTGCCACAAGTGCAACTCATTTTTCTCTCCACCTAACTACTTTAGTAAATCTTTTATTCCAAATTTCAGCATGTTTTTCTGCTGCTTGTCTTGAATCAAATAACACAGGATGAATATGAAACATTGGTGCTTCTGTATCCTCAGTTACGTAAATCCAGTCATCAGCAGACAACATTAACTTTATAGCATACTTAGTCTTCATTCAATATTCTCCACGTCATTTCTTTATCGTGTTCTTTGAGAAAGTCATCTTCGCCTGCGTAGGTTGAACACTTACGCAATTTTTCTTCTACATACCAAAGGATTTCGTAAAGCTCTTGCTTACATCCCCAAGTCACAAATCCATCCATACGAGGATCAGATTCTGCCCACGATATTTTACTTATCTCAGTTTTAATATCTTTAAGTGACCAGTCTTTAATCATATTCCCATGGAAACACCACCCAAGTGTCTTCTTCACTAGTATCTATTGTTTGGTAAACATAATCAACACCATCAAACTGTGTATGAGTTTTTTCACACATTACAGCAAATCTTACATTTTTACCCCAAATGGTATCCCAGTTTGGATTGTCTGGTAAACAACCACTACGCCAATCATTTTTGATCCATTCAAATGTAGCACCAGTGTCGTTGATATCGTCTACAATTAGTATTTTCTTTTTCTTATCAGGATCGCTGTAAGATTTATTCCAAACATCATCTCTATCAATCTCAGATACATAACCAAATGCATCTTCAGCCATCCAGCAGTTAGATTCTGGTCCTTCGTTGCCTTTGTTATCACGTAGTCTAACATCTAGTGCATAATGGTTGCAGTCAAGTAAGTGACTTAGCACAACACTTACAGGCAATCCACCTCTGTTTAGACCCACAATATAGTCTGGTCTGAATCCAGTTTTATACATTTCTAATGCTAGTTTATGAGCGCACTTATGTACATCGTCCCAAGTGTAGTATTTTCTTTTTATTTTTTCCATGAATCCATCTCTGTTTTAATTTCTGTAATCTTTTCGTTTGCTATACTAGCAGCCAATGATTGAACTTGTTCTAGCAAGTGTTTACAGTGATCTTTGTCATATGTTTGATCTGCTAATTCACTAAATTCGTTTCTAACTCTATGAGCTTGAATACACAAATCTTTCATTGCATTTATACGATCAATCCATTGTTCTATACTATGTTGCAAAATAGTCCTCCAAACTGCCTTTACGCTTAGTGTCTAATGTAGCACAATGGAACCCTCCGCTCATGCTACGTGCTTGACGCATTGGAAGGCCTATTGTATCAATACCATGTTTGCCTAGTATACGTCTAAGTGCTTCTTGCTTTTCATCAACAATAACAAGTTCTGGATTAACACTCAAAAAGTTTAATCCAATATAAGGTGAGCACGGAGCAACACCTGTATTTGCTGGCGGAACGTGTAAATCTTCTTCGCCAACCCAAATCTTATCCCAATCCTTAAAGATAGGTGGATACCAATCTTCACTAAGTCGTCCTGCATTAAACAACACTAGTCCTGGACGCAACGGCAATACAGTGCTGTCAAAGTGTGCAAAACTGTAATACTTTTCTGCTACGTGGATACGATAGCCTCTTGGCTCAAGTATAGTTTTCAGCCACTCAAAACCAAGTTGGTTGCCACTATTGCTAACTTGGCAGAGAAGATCCCTACCAAGACGAACGATATTAGGAGCATCAAAAATAATTTCTTTGTTAACAAGCGTTGCTTCACTGCGGTCCTCCAGTTGATAATTATCATCAGTTAGAATAGGTTTAGGAGCATTGATCCATTGTGTGCCTTCTTTCATCCAGCCATATAAATGTTTATAATATGCTCTAGTTTCGAAATATCTTGCCCGCATTGGACTAGGACATTCAATAATCATATTGTCCAATGGCAACAGCAAATCACGTGGACAAAATGTATACCAACCTGTAGTAGTCCATTCAGGTGTGCTAAACTTTTGGTTATGATCGATAGGATCAGGACGCATTGTTTTTACACCCAATCCTTGCAAACACTTTTCTAGTCCATCTAAATCTTCGTTTGCTTCGTCAACAATCCATTGCGCTATAGGCTGCCCGTCAAAGTGTTTGATATCTTCATAATCTTCACCGCCATAGATAAAACTATGTGTGCTTTTATTCATAGTGGGATGCACACAGTTTTCTGCTGTGCCGATAATAATTTCTTCTAATGGATCCCAATCGTTATTACTTTGAACTGGCAAAATCTAATCCTTTTATATATTGCTTGTGAAAACTTAATCTATTTGTATTTCCGCCGCGATTGTATTGGTTATACATGTTTTTATCATCTATGCCAAACAACACTGTTCTACTTGGATTTACTCCTACAGTATTACAGAAATTAAGTTGTTTGTCAATATATTTTTGTGAAATGTAATCTGGGGTAAAGTTGTTGAAATATTTTAATCCTAAAGCAGCACCAATTTTGTTATTGTAGTTGATTTTATGATACACAAACATTGTATCGTCGTCGTCTACTCTTGTATAACGCATACCGATTCTAGCATATGCAACAGGAAAACTTTTACTCAAACTAAATGTGACGTCTGTAATGCATCTATATGCTAAATCAAAATTAATATCTCTACATGCTCCAAAGTATGCACAATCAACCAATACAGGAATATTCATATCGCAACACTTGCGCATCAATTCGTGATATTCAGTGTGCTTATCTCCTGTGTCTGCAAAAGGTAAACTTATTACCACTGCATCTGCTTTGTGTAATGGTTCGTCTTCAATGTAAGCCCAAACAAACTTGTCACGCCATGCTAGTTTGTGATACATGTATTCGCCTTTGAAACAACGGAATCTACGCTTTGCATTTTTCATATAAAATTTATCAAATACTTCTGTAGTGCCATTACTAAAACAACGATACTTGAAATCTTCTAATCCAGTAAAACTATTACTTGTGGTGCTGCGTATCCATGCATCGTATTCATGCAGATATTCGTCAATAACACTATCGCTATTGACGCACTGTAAATCAAACGGCTCTCTTAGTATTTTTATTGCTGCTGGATCTTGTATGGCAAATGCACTGCCAAAATCCATACCACGTTTATCATTGGGTATATCTGTCATCTTCATCCAAGAAAGTAATTTGCGAAACAATACAATCACTTGGACCAAAATTAGCCATACCGTGCCATGTGTCACCTTTCCAAGTGTAAGTATCTCCAGCACTCCAATGAGTGTATACTTCTTCACCTACTTGCAAAACTTGACCTCTATCCCAATCTTTCATCATTACAACAGTTCTACAAACATTATGTGCGTCATCTTCGCTGATTTGATTGTATTTTACAAATGTTGCATATGTATCAAAGTGCCACATTAAACTACAACCTGGTGTAAGTTTTAAAAAGTTGTAGTTAAAATGCATATGTGCATATGGTATGATAAGACTGCTTAGTCCTTTTGTAAGTTCTGGTCTAATACACATGTAATGCAATGAACCTTCCTTAGGGACGCCCCATTGTTTATACATTGCTTCTAATGCTTTTTTATTTTTTGTAGCAAACGTATCCCATGAACTATCTTCTGGAATCTCGTCTGTCATATAAGTTGCTTCCCAATTTAAGGTAAGCAAATCATTATTACTCCAAGTGACATCATCTACTGCACTTTCTTCAGCACTGTGCGTTTGCCACTCCTCATAACTGCGCATGTCCATCATGCTTCTCCTTTCAAGTGCGCCTCAATATATTGCCTATTTGGTATTTCATATGTGTTTACTATTTCTATTAGTTTATCTTTATCAGACTGCTCTAAGTTTATTATATCTAACTTTTTCGGATATGTCAAGAGATTTGTTGTCCAATTTGCATAATTTTTTGTAAATTCTGCAAGTTCTGGCAATCCGTGCCAGTTATTTTTATGTATAGTTGTATGTATTGTGTAATCAAATGTGCTGTGTATTTCTTGTAGTGTTTTTAACACTCTACTCCACACACTGCCATTTCTAACTTTTTCGTTTAATGCGCCTACACCGTCTATACTCACAGTAAAATGAACACGCTTACATTCATTCAAAAGAATATAATCTTCTTCAACTAGTTTATGCATACCGTTTGTAAAATATTCTACTTCAAGATCTTCTAAGGTATCGAATGACTCTAAAAACCGTTTGTGTCTATTGGTCATTAGAGGTTCGCCGCCCAAGAATACAACTTTGTTTACAGTTGCAGGAATATTTGTAAATTCTTCTGTGCTGGTAATGCCTTGTTTTAGAGGTAAGTCTGGATTCTTTTTAGCCCACCACGAACTGCTCCATTCTTCCCAACAGCCATCACAGGTTAAATCACATATGTTGTCAAAGCCTACTTCTAGATACTTTAGTTCTACTTTCTCTGTGCTGTATTCTTCATTGAATTTTTGTCTTAAACTTTGTTTGCCCAATATTTCTTCGTGCATACACTTAGCACAATTTGGATCATTTATTGTCCAATTATCTCGTAGGGTTTTGTATTCGTTGCTGTGTAATATATTACCTATATCACCATCAAACGTTTGTATAGGTTGCTTATAACGACAGCAGGGGTAGACACGATTGCCTCCCCTAACATTAGTGTGATTGTATAATGCTGCGCAATTAGAATGGAAGTGGGTCATCATCCTCTTGGCGTCCTACCCAGTCTTGGTGCACCATACTGTAAATAGTTTTAAAATTATCGTATGCCATTTTTAGTGCAGGATAATCCATGCACATGTCTTCTACTTTTGCAACACTAGGCATTATATCTTCAAACTCTTTTGGATCAAAAGTATTTGTATCAATGGTTAAAGTGATATCTCCATCTAATGAAATTAAATCATCAAATGCACTGGTATCTATAGTTGCTGTTGTAATATCTGAAATTGTAGATGAGTCTATCGAATAAACAAATCCACTTTCGTCTACATTATCAGTTGTAATTGTGTAAGTTTCGTCCGAGTTCCAATTTGAATTGGTCATAACACATATCCTCTATTGTTTTATTTAACTTTACATGTTTACTTAGTTCGTCAACTACACTGCTGACAGCATCCCCTGCTCTACGTTCCGATTCTACAACATTAAGTTTTTTACCAGTAACTTCTTGCATGGTTTTAATAACTTCTCTTACACTGTAACCAACGTTAGAACCTAAACATTCGTATGGTGTATTAGTAGGACCAGAATTGATGGCATTTACAATAGCATCTGCAAGATCTACTACATGAATATAATCACGTATACAAGTGCCATCTCTTGTGTTGTAGTCTGTGCCATATATTTCAATCTTATCACGTTTACCAACAGCATGTTCTGCTGCAACTCTAATAAGATGTGTAGGTTCTCCTAGTTGTCTATTGACACCATCTGTGCCACTTACATTGAAGAATCTAAATATTGTGTAACCTTCTGCTTTTTCTTTGATTACATCTTCAGCACATACTTTGCTACGTGCATATGGGCTTGCCATTTCAAATGCACTACTAGTTCCAGCAAATAACACATGCGGTGTTCTAATGCTTTCAATAACATTTTTAGTGCCCATAACATTTTTTTGGTAATATTGTGTAGGATAAAGCATACTAGGACCTACTAAACTAAGTCCTGCCAAATGAACACATGCATCAGCCCATCCATGTAAAAATTTATCCATAATATCTTGTTTCCAAAACTTATGGCAATATTGTTCTACATCATTGTGCTCGCCATGTATGTTTATATCTAACCCATGGACTTCGTGTCCGTATTCTGCTAGAGCTCTACATACATGACTACCAATGTAACCTGATGCACCTGTAACAATTACCTTCAATACTTGTTCTCCGAAACGTAGTCTCTGTAACGGTTTGTATCTCTACGCCATTGTTCACCATTACCTTGCATAATATCAATGTAACGTTCGATAGTTGCACTGGTCCAATCACTGATTGCACCCATTTTTTCATGGGGTTTATCTAACAACAGCGTTAGTTTATCTTGTGCATCTTGTAAACTCCAAGGCACATACATTCTTGTATGATCGTTTGCAAAGATCTCTGGAAAACTTCTGTATGCTGGAAACAGCACGTTACATCCTAGTGCATCTGCTTCACTTACAGTATTACTAGTCCAGTCCTGTAATGCACAGTTAATCATAACCTTACTGTTATTAAGCATACTGTAATATTCATCTTTTTTAAGATTTTCGTAAATTGTTATCACACCATCTTTTTCTAAGTTTCTTGCCCTGTCAACGTATTTTTGATTATTACTACGCAAAGGCCCGCCTTGTAAAATAGCAAACTCAATATTATCTTCTGCATAGTTGCTTGCAAGATCCATAAAGAAATCTGGTTGTTTTTCTTGATCAAAACGTGCTGCAAACACAACTCTGTTTAAACGTTCATTCCAAGGAGTCAGATCTTCTCCACAACGTTCTTGCACTTCTTGTTTATCAAATGCAAGTCCGCTGATGTTGTAGATAGGCGCTTTCCAATTTGCAATCTTCATATGTGCAACCATTTCTTCATTACTTGCTAAAACACCAGTAACAAACTCATTGCACATTTCTTCATACAAACTCATCCACTTGCTCATGCCCCAAACATGCACAAAGTCATCTGGGTCAATTGCTTGTGCCAAGCAGCGAATAAACACTTTAGGACGCTGTTTAGCAGGAATCTGATCCATAATATATGGCAACGATTCCATACCAGGCTGGAACATGTCTTCAAAGAAGATAACATCTTCACCTGTAACTTCACCGTTACGCATCATTTGCACCAAGTTCATCATTTGCGACATTGCAAAGTAGGAACGGCCATGTGCATCTAGCACTTGGCCTATTTGGATTGCTTTTGTGTTATCGATTGTTGTTCCAGGAACATCTACCCAGTCAATGTTTCGTCGAGCAAATGCCCGACGAGACCATTCTGTAAGTTGTAGAGTATACCTGCCTTCATAGGGCTCCAAGCCCATGTAAAACAGTTTTCTCATTTTTTACGACCTTTCGCACGTGACTTAGCACGTAGATAGTTTTGGTATTTTAGATAAGACTGCCAATTCTTATCATCACGATTATACAAAGCCTTTTCATTAAAGACCTTGCCTTCAAAGCGGCAGTAATCTCGATATTCGTCGAGATCATTAAAAACTTTTTGATATGCTGCACGATCAAATGCAATAGTCATTTACCTTAATCCTTTTTTCTATGGGTAAACAATTTGACAGCCATTTTCGCCATCTTCGGCGACATCAATAACAACAAAGCGGCCGGGATACTTTGCGTTAATTTGTGTATACAAGTCGTCTGCAATCATTTCGCAAGACTTGTGATTTAGTTCAATAGTTTTATCGTCATACAAACTTTCGAGCCAACGTTTAAACTGAATAAATTCAATATCTCTATCGTTATGTGTTACTTGAATTTGCACTTTAAAATGAAAGATGTGTCTATGAGCCACACCTAAGAAACTTACATCATCCCAACCACCAGTTGCAAGTGCCGGGTCGTCTTTTGCCGCAGGATACAAATGGATACCTTCTTTACGAAATGTTACCCAAATACTACGTTTTGCATTTTCTAAACTATTTGTCAATTTTTTATCTTCCTGTCGCATTTTCCAAAGTATCCAATCATAATAGCGTTCTGGTTCTTTGTTGTTACTCATTAACTATACTTTCATTTTGCAATTTTGTCAAGAGAAATAATTTCATCTGTAGTGTATTTAGACCAATGAGTAAATCTTTCTTCCTTTTTTAAATCATGAATCTTATGAACCCAAACTCCTGGATTAGTTGCATCAAAATCTTTGTCATCGATTTTCAAACAAGCATTGTATCCTAACTGTTCAATATAAGGAATCTTAGCACTCAACATAGGAATAAATCTATTGTGTTCTGTATAACCAGATTCTAAGATCCACTCTGTATGCTCAATATCAAAATCTAAAGTTACCCAATATCCTTCCTTCAATAATGGAAAGACCATGCTATCATATGCTTCGTCAGGCTGATAGCTCATATTAGCACCAAGATAAATGTGTTTACAACCTTGTAAGGTTGCAATTTGAATAATTTCTTCAACTTCTTGCACACCTACAACAAATAATGTTTTTTTACCTTGTTGTGGAGTGCATTCTACCTCTGTGCCAACAAAATATGCAACCTGTTCATTGTCGATGTCTATTACTTCTTGATCATAAGGTCGTTTCATGCTTTTTTTGTCCTATACTGTTCATTCCATAAATCCCAACGTTTTTTATAGTATTCATTTATTTCTGTTTTGGGATAATTTTTTTCTTCCATAGTTGAAATAATATTTTCAATATCTTCAAGTGCCATTTCGATAGCCTCTAAACGTAATCTTTTTTCTTCAGAATCCATTTAAGCCGTTCTCCAATTGATATAATTGTTTTTCCAATCTATATATTTCATCTTTATACCAAAGTTTTGCAGTTTTCAGTTTTCTTATTTGATCCATTACATTAAAATGTTTTTCCAATTCACTTATTTCGTCATCTAAATTCCTATGTTTTCTTTTAAGTTCTTGGATATGTGATTTAAGTGTTTGTGGATTTACCATTTATAACTCCTCAAATAATTTTCCAAACATTGTGCTTGCATTTACAGTTTTTTTACCAATGTTTAGCCGAGTTCCAATTACATGCATCCAGTATTTACTATACTTGTCTATTAATTGTAAACTTTTTTCTCTATTTTGTAAAGAAAAAATTTCGTCAACTACTTCTCTAAATTTGACTATGCCCCAACCAGGAAAGTCTTTGTCATTGATAAGCATGTATGGAAACAGTCCAGCATCGTATTGTTCGTTAGCACGTTGAGTGCTTTCAATATGCATCCAAACATTGTGACCCATTTGCAATGCATAGCTAAATGAGTCCCAACTGGTTTTACCTTCTTTGCCAATCTTGTTGAGATCACCTGGTTTATAGATACAAATGTCTTTCATACTGCAATGTTTGCTGATAGGCGAATCTTCAAAGTTTTCAAACACACCATCAGCCATTACTCCATCACTAAACAACCGTGTATCAGTTGAATATTTTTTGTCATCAGCACTTGGACCCATCATATAACTCCATTTGCCTCTGTCGTCTAACCTAATAGTATGATAAACTTGTCCATTTGCTGTTGCAAGGAACGGTGATGCACAGTCATATGTTATCATAAAGTTTTTATTGTGATACTTACGGACTGCACGTTGTATGTCTGTAAGTAATACAGCCCATTCTAGTTTACTTGTGCCCAAGAAATGCATAACATCGTGTAACCCTTCTTCAAGCAACCCGTCATGTATTTGATGCACAAGGCGCCTTAAGATAAGATGCACATCACACATGTTCTGTCCACCCATTGCCCAACCATTAAAGTGTGTGTCTGGATATTTTTTTGGATCACAATAATCCTTAAATTCGTCATACCAACTGTCTGCGTCAGCATGATTGCTACCTTGTAGAACATTTAGCACTTTAAAGTTGCCGCGGCGATTAGTCATATAGTATTTTGCATTGATGTGTGTTGCATCTACTGCATCTTGATAACTGTGAATGTTTGCTGCTTTTGCTGCTTTAGGATCTTGGAATGTCCAAGTTGGAATATCCAACATCATTCCATAGTCCATGTATTCTTCCATCCAGTTTACAACTAGTTCACGCTTTTTAGCAGCCTTTGGACAGTTTGGATCAGTCCAGTCGCCTTCCCACAAGCCTTTTGCAATCTGGAAACCACCTGAGTCACCAAGTAGCCATGAATTATCTCTGTCGCGGTTACGCAACATGTCTTCTTTTTCACTGAACTTGTTTGTATCAAGTTCTGCGTGTCCTGCAGAATAGAGTGCCCACTTGTAGTGGAACGCTCCTTTATCTAGATTTAAAAAATTTAAACCTTCTACTCCACCGATACCTGTAGGAACTCTAGCAGGATCAACGTATTCTCCAAAACGTTGTTTTCCTACAAATGTAGCATAAAAACCACTTATACTTGGAAGGAACACAGCATAGTCATTCTGTGTTTCGGTAAGGTTAATCTTCATTATTTCTGTTGTGCTGGTAGAATGTAATCGTATTTTGCCATGCCGCTGTCTACTGAAATCTTCATAGCGCCTTGGTCTGTGATGCTCATAGTTTTATCACCATCCAAGTTCAAGATAGCAATGGTTTGTGCAACTGGCCATGCCCATGTATGTGTTAATGTGCCTTCGACTCCGTGTGCAAATGTAAATGAACCTGCGTGTGTTGCTTCGTCACCAAAGTAAAAGTTTAGATTACCATCTTCTGTTTTAACTTGGAATACAGTTTCCTCACTGTGCGCTCCTGCCATAAGTTTCATACGTGCAATTGCAGCCATGCTTGGTTGAATTTCCACATCCCAGCTGTTGCCTTTGAACTTTACACTTTTTAGTTTTTCTTCGATAATAGCTTTGTTCATAAAGCGATAATCATTTTTAAAATCGCCTGCTGCATTTTCAAAATGAATGTGTGTCGGTATAGTTTCGCCATTACGTTCTGCCTCAACTACATCAATGTTTGCATTTTCTTTGTATTCTGGATTGTTCAAATGATATGCAAGTTTGCCTAAGTCAGGCATGCCAAATGTGCTGTAGAATTCAGCTACTGGCGAATGTGTTGTTGCTGTCATAATGACACTTCTGTCATCTGCCATGCTTTCGATGGTTGTGTATTCGTCAGCATTGACTTTGAGTGTTGTAATAAAGCCAAGTTTATGTGTATGGCTCACAATGTCTTGTAAAATATCCTGCATGAGTTTACTCCTATTGTTTCATTATACTTGATATGTAATTGAAAGTCAAGTATTTTCTTCTTCCTCTTTGATCATAAAGTGAACTTTTATAATAGACCCTTTTTGCTTTTTAATATAAAACTCTAAACCGTGTTGGTTGAATATTTTTATAAGTTCGTTCAAGGTCGGGTCTGGTTTTATTTCTATCACTTTCTGATCCTTTTATTATAGTTGTTAGCAGCTTCAAGTATATTTAGATTTTTATCAAAATTAGCTGCCGTTTTTAATATAGCACTTACGTCTTTTGGAAAACAATGTCCTCCAAATCCACGCTCACTGGTTACTGTTGTATGACTTGATCCAATACGAGGATCTAAGCCAATGTATTCTGCTACTTTTTTGTAGTCAGTATTTGTGTTTTCACACAAGTCATAAATTTCATTAAAAAAAGCAACTTTGGTTGCTAGAAAACTGTTGCGGAAATATTTTACAAGAATAAGTTCTTCCGGTGTCGCAGTAAAGATATTGATATTGCCCATTGCGTTTAGAAACAAATCTTGCCAAAAGCCAACATCATCGCCCCCAATAAGAATAGTGCTATTATTTTTAAAATCTTCTAGTGCTGACTCTGCTCTTAGAAATTCTGGTGAAAAACAAATTTTATCATGAGTAAAATTAGTCCGTAAATTTTGCCAGCCTTCTATGCTGATTGTGCTTTTTATCAAAATAGGAACATTTTTAGCATCATCGATCACTGCTTCTACGTTAGACATATCACAACTACCATCTTCATTCATTGGTGTAGAAACACATACAATAATAGCATCACAATGTCGTAAATCGTCATAGTGTCCTTTGTCAGGATCACTGATTAGTATTTCATAATATTCTTTAAGTGCTTGATGGTGGGCTTGTCCTACATACCCATATCCAGCAATACCTATTTTAAGCATATTCTTTTAACTTTTCCCAAGTGTCTTTCCATCCATTCACAGCAATTGCTTTGCTAGGATGTTTTAACTTCTTTGCTAGTGGATAATCGTTGCCATCTTGTTCCATTTTGTCACCAAAGAAAATAATGCGATCAAAGTCATTGAAGTCGTCGAGTATTTGTCCTTTGTCCCAACCTGTAGGATAGATATCAATACCTGTTTCTCCTCCTACTTTGGCTGTGATTTCTGGAAACTCTAAGTTTATCTGGAATGCAATACTTTCACGTTCTTTATTTTCAATGTCGTGTTTAATATATAACTTACGTTCGCCTAGTGTGGCGTTTCTACCAACTATACTAAAGTTGACACAGCCTGGACGTTCTTCAATGTGATTACCTGTGCGTAAAGGAAAACTGCTTGCTTGTAGCCAACCATGCATTAGATCCATAAGTTCTTTTGGTGCTGTCCAATCTTTGCTTCTAACATTTACACCAGCACTGTATACATCATTGCCGCTACAATTGTATACAACTTTGGCTAGGTTGTATGTTTCACCAATCTGTTCAATAGTTTTTTCTTTATCACTACCTGTTACAAGATAAACATCATTGACCAAGCAAAATGTATTAAAGAATGCCTTAAACTCATAGTCCATTTTACCACGACTTGGTGTAAGTGTTCCGTCTACATCAAAAACAAACTTATTCATATACACAGACCGCCTTTTCGCCTTCTGTGAATGTTGTTTCTAATACTACTCTGTTTATTTCACATTGTTGATTAGTGTTATAGGTGTTAAACTTTGTAGCTTTATATTCATCATAATCTGCGATGTAGCTAACAACTAATAAAATCCACATTACGGATTCTCCTTGATCCAAACACATTCACTAATATCTTCCGGTGTATCATACATGCGCTTACACACTTCATAAGGATGACTATAACTGCCTAGTGCTAGTCCTAGCACAAATACAAGTGCAATAGGAATACCATATTTGCTGGTTGTAGTAAACCCAGTTCTAAAACCTTCCCAAAATGCTTTACTCATCCTTGCTGTGCCTTGTGCTGTGCAACACCTGCTGCCTTTGCTAGTTCTGAAAAGCGATCAGCAACCTGTCGCATTTCAGCTTCCATAAGTTTGTCTCGTTCTCCAAAACTTCTTGCCATGTTATGCAGCAAGATAACCATATCACCATCTGTTAATGGTTTACGTCCTTCAGGTAGTGGCATTTTTCTCCCTTTCTGCTACTCGCTTTCTTAAGTCGCTTGATGAGAAGCGGTGATCTCTTTTGTTGAAATGTAGCTGGATACCCCGCTTCTTGCAAATATCCTTGCCAGTAAAATCCTTTTCACGATACTCTTCTCCTAGTATTCTAACATCTATGTGATACATTGTCAAGATATCTTCTAGGTCTTGTTCAGTGCCATATGGGATTATCTCATCTACATAACTAACACCTTTTAGTTGTGTGTATCGTTCAACAATGGTTTGCACAGGTGCGTTTTTTTCTGGTCTATCTGCACTTGGATCCATTTGTAATCCACAGATAAGATAATCACATTGTTCTTTTGCTTCGCGGAGCATTTGTATATGTCCTGCGTGTAATAAATCAAATGTTGAACAAGTAAATCCTACTTTCATTTTTTCAATCCCATTCAAATAAACTGTTGAAAGTTGTTTTTTGTTTGGTGCTTTCGATATCATATTTCAGCACGCCAATCAAGTTATCAAGTTTATTGTCAATAATAACTTCTTCCATAGCCGCATCATCAAATGGCAATTCTTTGAACCAATCTGGTAGACGTAGTTCGTCTGTTGGATATGCTACACTAGTGTAACCCAACGGATTTTGCTTGAGTTTACAAACAATAACCTTCATACCATCCACAATCTCTTGCGAGTAATTGTCACCATTCATTCGCTTTAGTGTATTCCAGTTAAGACTTGCTCGAACGTGTCCTGGCATGTTAGCTTTGCCTTGCTTTTCTTCTAAGCGTCTGTAGTGTCCAACTTTGTTTGCACGTTTAGGCGAACCTTTTTCAAAGCCCGGACGATTTTTAAATTCTTTTCTAAACTCGCTGATTGCATCAAGTATTTCTTTTTCTTCTTTCTTCTGTAGCACCATGTCAAGTAAGTCTTTCAAAAAGTCTTGCATGAACACTGGAGTATCACTACGTTTCAAGTCCAAGCCCATGGCTTTAACTTTGCCTAGCTTGCCATCTACATCGGCTCTAAATCCTTCAATGTCATACACTAATGCAGCATAGCGTTTTTTAGTAATAAACAAGCCTGTTTCAGCAACGACTTCTCTTGCTGCTGCAATTACGTCCGAACGGGACTTTGGACAATGAAATGCTTTCATCATAAAGTCTGGAAATGTAGTGTTTGCCTGTTGACATATTTGATCATACAGTGTAATTACGTTATCTTTATCCCAAGGAATAATGCCTTTGTTAATATCCTCCTTTAAGATAGGATATGCACTGAAATAGCAAGAATCAGTATCACCATATATAATTGCTTTACCAACATGATCATATTGGCCAGTAATAACTTTGTTAACTTCTGCTGCCATGTGTTTTACAATAGTTCTGCCAGACAGTGTAGTTGATTGACCAATGCGTTTATCAAAGAATCTACAGCCTGGATTCAAAATAGCACCATACAAACTGTTCAAGTTAATCTTTTTAACCAACTGACGTTTGTCCCAATACTCAATTTCAGCATCGTTTTTTGCATCTTTTGCTTTTTTAAGCATTGCTTGTAGTTCTTTACGTTCGCTATACCAACGCTTTAGCAATCCAGGAATAACACCTTCTACTTCTGTAGTAAAAATAGTGCCATTTGAACTTAGCATCCATGGTTGATTGCTGTCAAAAATAAGTTTGTAGATTTCAGCACCACTTAATACATGTGTTGTGCCATCTTCCAAATCCAGTGTTAGCGCAACATCTTTACGTTGCTCCATGATTGCATCATATTCTTCTGTGGCAAAACGACCTTCCCAACTGCCTGCAAATTTTTTCTTTTTAAGTGTGGTATCTTCCAACACTCTTGCATCAGTTAGTTCTAATCTAATCTGTCCAACAATGGTTTCTGGGCCCATATTCATTGCACGAATAATACTTGGATACAGACTGTTCAAGTCCATTGATCCAATCCACTCATGCACGCCTTTTTTTGGAAACGCAACATACGCACCAGCCGCTGCTGTATTGCCTTCGTGTTCACGTCTATTAGGAACCTGCATACCACGTCTATGTGCTTCGTTAACAATAGCCTGTTCGGTCACTGCAACTGCACCCATAGTTGTTTGAAGCAGCACAGTGTTGTCATGCGCAATTTGGTTTGCTAGATCAATAAATCTCAGTTTCTTATCCAGTTTGTCTAACAGTGCAACGTCTTGTCTGTTGTATTCGATAAACTTTTTAAAGTCATTGTTATAAAGTTGGTCAAGTGTGCCTTCATACACAGTCTTGTTTTCACCAACTTCCATTTCACCAATAGCGTCTAGTCTGTATGTATGACGTTCTTCATATGTATACTTGCGATATAATTCAAGATAGTCCATATGGACTCTTCCGATAGTGTCAAACGTTTCAGCAGTTTTTCCATATTTTTCAAATTCTCTGCGTTTAGGCAACTGTTGCCACAAACAAAAACGTCTTGTATCGTCTTTGCTTAATACACGACTTACACGATTAACAGTGTATGGAATATCATATCCTTCGCTGTTCCAACCACTGATAATGTCAGCATCTTCGATACTGTCAAGGAACGCTTCAAGCATGTCGCCTTCTTTATCAAACAAGAAAGTGTTTTCAAAATCTGCACATTCTTCTTTTGCTTGTTGCATTGTAAGTGTTTTGGGCGGCAATGCAAATGTCACAAGTGCATCCAACCACTGTAAATGCACAGTAATAGCAGTAATGGGCATAAATGGATCACTTGGATCAGCAAAGCCGCGCTCTGGATCAAAGTCAGTCTCAATATCGAAAAATGCAATATTCAGTTTGGGTGCATCTTGATTGAGATAGTTTTCACTTAAACATTGAAAGATTGGATTCACATCTGACTCAAACATTTTCTTGCCTTTATTGATAGCAAGTTCTTTGCGGAAGTCTTTTGTGTTCTTGCACACTACTCTGGTTAGTGGATCGCCATAGATACTTTTGTATTTGCCACGCTGATCTTCGTAATAGAATGTATATTTTGCTTGATATTCTTGAAAGCGTCTTACACCATCTTTGCGCTCAACAGCACGAATAATGTCAGCATCGCGGTCAAAAAATGCATCTACATATGGCATTCGAAACTCCTATTTTTACTAACATAACACATATTTTACAACTTGTCTACATATGATTTTAATTTTAATATTTTTTCTTTATGTTTTATTGCGGAAGGATACCATACAGCTTCTTCGTCAAAGAATATGTCAGGCAATCTAACATTTTTGACATTACGTAAAAATACTTTTTGGTTATGTAAGGCAATTTCTTGTGCTTGTTTATAAACATTTTTATCTAATTTTTTTATTTGCATTATTAAATTATCTATACGTTCTTCTATTGTATCTAATTCATCAAAACTGTAATCAAAAATATTGTCATACAATTTATAACCGTCTTTTGTTAACAATTTGTTTGCATTTTTATAACCAATTATTACAAAAGGTTGTCTGTGTAATAGACAACTATAGGTTTTTTCTGTTAGTAGGGTGTTATTATTTATTTCTACATCAAACCAACTTTCTGTGACAATATTAAAACAGCATTTTTGCCAAAGTTTCAATGGAGGGGGTGGATTGTCCTCATAGCTGTATACTAAGTCTGATCTATATTCTTCAGGTGGAAAAAACTTTTTTATTTTTTTACGCCATAGTTTATCAAACTGTGCTTTTTTGCTATCCTGTAAATATTTTTTGGTAAGTATATCCCATTCAGACGTTTGTTCTTCTTTGTAACTTACTAATCCTTGTCTTAGTAATTTATTGTTGTAAAGTGATTCAGCTAGATAATCTCTGTGATAGCCTACACTACGCATTTGACACAAAAACAAATGTTCTGGATCTTGCTGTCTATCGATAGTTGGTTGCATACACAACAACATATCGATATCAGGCCATGTTATATGATAGTCTTTACTTCCAATATAGGGATCGGAATGATTGCAGTGCCAGAAAAACTTTTTTCCTTTGATTAAATTACAAAATCTTTTGTGTTCAACTTCAGACCAATACAGCTTGCCTGGCACTCCGGTTAAATCTAACCCTTCTTCAGTGTAAAATACAAAATGTATTTCTGTTGTTGCATCATGATCATGCCATTTTAGTTCAGGCTCAACAATGCCATCTTCGTCAACAGAATATATTACTTTCATCTATCAAAGCAAGTGACCTGTAGTGTAAATCTATGCTCAATTCCCATGTTATATGCAGCATGTGGTGCACTACCAGTCCAACTAATCCAATCACCTTTTTTCCAATTGCATAAACAGGTATCTTCTACATGGAAATAGTGACCTAGTTTGCAATCTTCTAAAAATACAATATAACGTGTAATAGTGTTTACATCAGTGATATTGTGTATTTTCATAAAGTTTGCATACATGTCTTTATGCAATGGTAATATATTAGCAGGAGGTGTTCTATAAAATGCTACTTCGTGATGGTCGTGTTTTGGAAGTTGTGCAACAACATCTTTGTAGAATTCTGGCATGATGTCTTTAGGACCTACATAGACATCGTTATTAATAATCACTTTGTATGGATCGTGTCCATACATAATATACTCATCACCGCCATAGCCTCCTGCACTTTCATAAGGTAAACTATAAAATTGTTGGTCTTGCCAGCATGGCTTAATGTGTCCTTGTTGCATATTCTAACTCCTACTGTATTACTTATTCTTTGTCATAGCCAGTAGTGGCAACAATGGTTTCTAAATCTTCAAATTCGTCTTGATGGCGTGACCAATCATTCTTTTGTGCAACTTTTATTGCTTTGTTGATTAGACTTGGTTTTACATTCAGTTCTTCGGCGACTGCTTTAACAGTTTCTTTTAATCCGCCTTGTAGATCTTCAATTTCTTGTAATACAGTAACGCCTTCTTTAATTAGTCGTTCTAGTTTGGCTTTTTCTTCAGCGCCATATACTCTATCGCTCATATATTACTCCTTATTTTTATACGATTATATACGATTATATGCGATAAGTCAATGATTACTTTTTGATAGGAACACAGTTATCCACACGCTTGCCACCTTTCATTTTGGTGCCCATGCGCTTGTAGCCTTTCCAGCATACTTTTCCATCTACGCCTTTTTGCTTTTCTTCAGGCAGTATAGTATAGCTAGGTTTGCCACATTCTGGACAAGTATTGTTTGTTACTTCCATAATTTTCATTATTTTGATCCTTTTTTCTTTGCCATTTTTGTTGCTGTTGCATACATTACAGCCTTAGCATCTTTGCCATATCGTTTTTCAAAATCGCCTTTGGATTTTTTCATACCTTTGACGTATTTTTCTTTTTTCTTTTCTTCGCCTTTAGTTAGTGTTCTTTCTGGAGTAGGTTCATCTTTATTCAAAGCACTAGGAGCAAACGCTGCACTTTTAGCTGCGCTTCTTGCTGCCATTTTTTTGATTGCTTTTTTTGCTAGATGTGTAGCAGCCATTCTACCAGCAGTCCATGCAAGTGCTGGTAAAATCTCGTCTACTTTTTCACTCTTTTTTTTTGAAAATCTTCGCTGAGTTTTGACTTATATGATTTTACATCTTCGTCGCTCATTGTAAACTTGTGACTTTCAGTAGCAATAGGTGAATTATCATAGTCAAGTGTGTGATAAACCGAACCAATGTAATCTGCTGCTTTGGTAATTTTGCTCTGCATCCAGCCTTCAATGCCTTCTGCTTCACTTACACCTTTGAGCATTTCGTGTAGTTTGATAGAATACTTTGCAATTTTATATAGTTCTGCTCTAGCCATTTGCACTTCGTGATCACGTTCTGCAATATCAGCCATATCTGCAAGTCCTTCACTAACAGCTTCAGCAGCCGGCTCTGCTTTTACTTTATTGATTAACGACTGTATAATTTCTTTGCTCATACCTGTAATTTTCATCACATCGTTGAGATTCTTTGGACCAAAATTTGCACCGTAATTGGTAAGTGTATCACCTAAACGTGATAGTGCATTTGCCATCATAAGTGTGTTGTCATCAGTTCCTGTCATGTTGGAACTCATATCAATCATTTTACGACCCATTGCAGCAATGCTTCTGTGCTTTGGATCCATTTCGTGGTTTTCGTTAGTCATAGTATTCTCCGGTTACTACTATTTATCTGTTTTTCTTTTTTGCTTTGCGTTTTGGTGCAACACCTCTACGCCTCATATCACCTATAGGCATAGCAACAGAAGCAACTGCTCCAGAAACATTCTCGTTTATGTTTTCTTGATACTTAGCAACTAAATCGTCGCCTTTTTTCATAAAAAACTTTTGAAGTGCTACTGCACCAAGGATAAGAGCAACTGCCATGCCTATTTCAAATTTATTATCAATCAGCATTTGAGCATATTTTTCACCAATAACGCTTACTACCCAATCCCAACCTTGGTCAATATAATAGGCTGCTGTTGCTCCTATTGCTATTTTACCCATATGTCTTTTTATTACCCATCTTAATACTGGCCATGCTGCTCTTCTCGCTGAGTAATTTAATATCCACATAACTGCTGCATATATTGCAGGTGCTATTTCGTCTAATTGTTGATCTTCGCCAACCAATCTTCCACGCATAGGATGAGGTGTTTCATTACCACCGGGTTTTCTAAGTTTAGGAGCAGGTTCTTTTCCTCTAACTTTATCAGCGTTTACTCCCCCACCTGTAATTTCACGCAATTTCATTTGCTTCTCCTAATAGATAAGATTTTAGTATCAGGACCATACTGTGCCATTATTTGCTTTTTAGCCTCAATAGCATTACGTGCATTAGTCTGCACTTTTATAGCCTGCGAATAGAACTTCTGTCTAATACGTAGGTCAGCAACAAATAAAAAGAACGGCGGTGCCTTAAATGTCTCTCTTAGTCTCATGTTAGTATTTAGCCCAATCAAATAACTTTACTTTTTCTTCAGGTTCTTCGAGTGTGTGTCCGCCTTCCATCAAACTCCATTCAAGTGCAGTATAACGAGGTTGTGTGTCTTCTGTCATTCCTAGATTAAACAAAACATTTGTTTTTTTACCTTTGACATTGTTTTTATGTGTTGGTGGTTTACCGTCTTTGTCTACTTTGAAGCCAAATTTAGCTGCTTCAATACTTGTTTGATTGACCCCAACATCAGCTGTAGTGTTTACACCTTTTACAATTCTGCCATCTTCAAACAAGTCAGACATTTTCATTTTTTACGTCCTCTAAATTGCACTGGTCCTGTCATATGAGGTAAACTAAACCATAGTTTAAACCAATCTGGGTCGCCAGGCTTAATGCCTTTTTTCTTTTCAATCTTTCTTTTTTCAGCAGCGGCAGCACTAATGTTCTCAGGAGTATATTCAGTATATCCTTTGAATTCATTTATCCCCGCCAGCTTCTTTAGATCTTCTATATTCATTCCAGTATTTGTTTCTTTCGTTTGTGCTTGTTCTATTTGCTTCGTGTTCTTTATACTTTGCAATGTAATGTGACCATTCTATGTCGTCAACACTCATATCTTCGTGTTCTCTCCACGTTATACTATACCCATCTGGATATAGATCTACTACTTTTTCTTCCCGCCCTTCATGTTTGCGCACCAGTGATACATCCTCGCTTTTTCACCTGAGCTGTTTTTTGCTCTTTTACGTAATGCTGTAACACTACCGTTACAACTAGCACCAGCACGTTTTACACGCCCTGGTCTGCTTTTACCTTTTTTTTTACCGTCTGCAAAGTTTTCTTTTACACTTTCCGGAACATCATCACGCCAAGTTAAATCTTTTGGGTCTGCGATTACTGCACGTATCTTATCTACACCTGCTTTTTTATGAGCAAAGTATCTATGATGTCCGTCGACAATTAGTAACTTACCTTCGTGTGGCACAATTACAATAGGCTTAACTTTTTCACCTGCTTTAATCTTATCAACAAACCTCATCATGTTGTCGTGATTGTCTTTGGGATCCATTTTATCAGCAGGTTCAAACGGTGTTAGTTTAGATATGTCTACTATTTTTACTGGTTGCTTTTTATAATATTTGTCATCAACGTCTGCGCCTTGATACTCGGGATTAGTCCACATAGTTATTTCTGCGCCTTCGTTTTTCTTACCATCAGCAAAGTTTTCATTCAATCCAAGTTCGTCAACCATTATTTCTAACGCTGAATCTACATCATTTAAGCCATTTTCTTCTTTTGTGCGCTCATACCAACTTCTTACAAAGTTTGATGCTGCGTGTCCATAAGTATCCGGAGCCATCATCATTTGATAAAGAACTTGATCAGGTGCTTCTCGTTGAGACTTTACAAATTTTCTAAGACTATCTAGTTGTGAACTTTCACTGTGTATTTCTGGATGATCAACAGAACCGCCAATGTCTTTAACTTTTAATCCTAGTCTTGCTGCTAATTTAAGAAATACTTCTTTTTCTTTATCACTAGCAAAAGTAATAACCATATCGCTGTCACCTTGACCAAACTCTCTTGGATCAGCTTTGTTTAATGTTGGAAAGTGTTGACCAATTTTATACCAGTCCAAATCACCTGGAGTATCTATAACAAGTGTATTCTTAGGCATACTTAACAAATCATCATGTCCTACATGATTGTTATATGATTTTTCATTATATGCTTTGTCTGTTGCTGCTTTTGCTTTGGCAGCATCTGGATGTTTAGGGTTGATAGTAACTACTTCGCCATTTATTAGTTCAGAAAAGTTTGCTGCTTTTCCTAATTTATTTAACAACTGATGTAATTTGTCAGTAAGGTCTGTTTTAATTTCATAGTTTGGTTTGCCACGAACCTCTGTGCGATTTCCGGTTTTAGTGTCTACAATGTGTAGAACATCCATTTCTTTCCCACGCTCTAGTTGTAGCTTGTATGCTTCGTTTGTTGTTTTACTTTTCCAAGCATCTTTATCACCTTTAGCTGCTGCTTTTCTTCTAGCAGAAATTTTATCTTGTATACTTGGTTCAAACTTTTCTGGTTTCTTTTTAGTAGTTGCACGTTTAGGGTGCTTTGTTACAAAGCCTAATATTTCAGTAATGCCCATTCCTTTTCTAACATCGGTAAACATTTGCTGTGCTATTTTTGGATTAGCAACGCCTTGTTTGAAACTATCAAAGTCACCTGCTGCTGCCGCTGCTCTCATTTTACTTGCACTCATGCCTTCTGCACCTTCAGCATCTGGATCGCGTTCGCCTGCACTCACAACATCTATTTTATTGAAGTTATATTCTTTACCATTGTATTGGTTTATAAGTTTTGTAAAATCTTCTATTCTATCACTTCCAGCAACATAGATAATACTATCATAACCCATGCTTTCTATTTTTTGTAATGCTTGTATAATTGTTTTTACATCACTACTACCAACTGTTACATTTGGAAAACTTGCTTTTGCATATTTTAGTTTATCTGCAAAACTAAGTGGATCTGTTTTTGGCTTTTGACTTTGACTTACAAAAATAAATGAATCACCTGGTAGGCTTGCAACTTTGTCTGCAAGTTTTTTGTGTCCTATTGTAGGAGGATTCATACGTCCAAATGCTAGAACTGCTGTTTTTGGTGCTTCTTTAATATCTTTAAATTTCATGACGGTGTCCACCTTGCTCTTGGCACAAGTTTTGTCTTGCTTCCTAATGCAACATAGCCTTCGCCGCCTTTTTCGCCCTTGGTGCTTTGTTTTACATCTGCTGGAGCATCATCTAATTGTTGTATAATATCGTCTTTAGTTGCCATTATTTGTTTTACTAGACTGAATATTGCAGGTAGTGCTTTTGGATTTTGATCATTCATTGCTGCAATTTTTTGTTGTTTGTTTGCACTTACTTTGCTTGTTTCTAGCCAATTAAAAAAGTTTTTATCCAACTGTTGTAGATTACCTGCTCTACTGGTTTGGTTAACATATGTATAAATTATATTTTTCATATCACCTAACCCTGCAACAGGTGCTAAGAAACTGTCAATAGCTTTAGCATGGGTGTTTGCATACTTTCTAATCTTATCTACATTACCAGTATCTACATTTGGTTGATGTGTTACATATGTCTGTCCTAATACTACTGCATCATTATTGTTAAATGCTTTTACATCACTAATAGGTGTTCCACTATTATCACCAAAGTTGTCATATTTGGTATGCACAACAACTCCCACTTGACTGTTGCCAATACGTTTGCCTAAATTGCTGCTAGGATCTACTGTATAGGTAACAAGGTTAGGTGTAAATTGATATCCACTATCAGTTTTTATTACCGGCTTTCCTGGATGGTATAAAATATCTCCATATATATAACCACGGAAGTTAGGATCAGTAGCATTTTTCATTACATTAAAAATTGCACTCATTTCGTTTGCAAATCTATCACGCCACTCTTCGCCTTTGCCTGTATTTCTAATAAAATTACTTAGATTGTCTGCACTATAACTTTTGTTACGACCCCAACCGTTTTTGCCAACCAAGACAAAACGCCCATCTGGTTCACGCCCCCAATACATTGTAGGATATCCGTCCCATTTAATAGCAACATCTCCTGAGTCACTACCGAGTTTGTCTAGTATGTCTGCTGCTTTTTGTGCACCGGCACTGCCATCTACGAAAACAAGATCTTCAAGATGCTGGTATTCTCTGCCTACTTTAGCTTCTGTAAGTATCTTGAATTCTCTGTAACGCATTAATACTCCTTGTTACGGAAGGCTTCTTTTTCTGCGTTTAGTAATCTACTTGCACATTCCATTTTATCGGCATCAGACATAAGTTCTTCGTGACGTTTAGGAATATTATATTCTGCACAATAAGATTCACATGCCTTTTCTATCATTGGAAACAATGACTTTTTACTGAATTTACCACCGTTTTGAACTTTTTCTTGCACATCACACATTGCAGGATATGTATTTTTTCTATAGAAGTTGCTGTCATTGCGCATGTATGATAAAACATCTTCAATAACATCAAAAGGAAGTTCGTCTCCAATTTTTAATTGGTTAACGGACTTCTTATCAAATATTTCATTGATCATTACCATTTTCTGCAACTCCAATAACGAGCTTTTGTTCTTGGTCCTGGATTATCACAATTATGTCTAGCACGGAATGAACGTCTACGTGCTGGATTGGACTTTTTAATTTTCATGTTAGGATCGCCAAAGTTTACTTTTTTAATGTTTTTTGTTTTAGGATCTCTTACATACACTTTAAACTTTTTAACATCGCCACGCATTGGTTTGCCTAGTGAAACTTTGCGTCCTTGATATTCTGCTTCGTCTAAATCGTCATCTTCGTTGAACCACATAACACCATATGCTTCAAAAAACTCATCTCCATCATATGTTTCTTCATCAATAGCTTGTTCGTTGTGAATCATTTCAATATCAAAGTCTTCATGACCTTGTTCAAACATATAGTTTGCTAAACGATTTGCATATTCGTCAGATTCTTCTTCACTTAACTCTTTAGGTAGAGGTAGTTCAATATATGAAATATTGTTGTTTTCGTAGATGTTTTGTTCTGTCCAAATGCTTTCGTCGATCTGGATGTTGTCAGTTTTTTCCATGACAATTCTTACAAAGTGTTCCATGATAAGTCCTTAACTAGTATATACTATTTATCTATATCATCTTTGTAGACTAATTTATCGACTCTGCTAATATTATCGCCACATATAAGTTGTATCATGAACAATACTTTTTCATCTCTAACAAATATATACTGTCCTTTGATCCAACGTGCTTGTTCTAATAGATTATCAAGCAATACAGGACCGCAACGAGCCTTATCAGCGTTTGCAATCAACCATTTACCTAATTCTTTAGTAGCCGGTTTGCGGCCAAATGTAACTTTCAGTTTATAGTATACAGGTTTGTCACTAATAATAACGTTGGTGTTGTTCATTAAAAAATTTATACTTTCAGGATCAGGCTCCCAGAATTGTTCACAATTTTCTAATGCTGTAAACTTTTTAATAAATGATAAATTGTTACTGTAAATGTTTAGTGTGCTATATTCGCATCTAACAAGATAATCTTTGCAATTTATCAAATATCTATAAATTTTTTGACAGTTTAAGAAATCAGTTAAGGTAATAGTTTCTTCAGTTCTCCAAGATTTTTTAAGTAAAGGTTTACCTTGTTTGTGCAATTCACTATACTTAAAAAGCTCACTACTTGCATAAGTCAAATTGCCTTTACGTTGCAATTCTGTTCTGAATATATGTGCCAATTGCGAACGCATTGAAACCTTATATAGATATTTGCCATAGTGTAATTTTTTTGTTTCAAATTTCTTCACAGATGTGTGCATTGGTTTCCAGTTCAATTTTATCTGTATATTTAATTGTAATACTACCACCGTTTTTCAAATCGCCAAACAGTAATGATCTACTTAATGGGCGTTTTATTTCTTCGTCAATTACACGTTGTAAAGGTCTTGCACCCATTTTAGGATCAAATCCTTTATCTACCAAGTAATCTAATGCTTCGTCAGTAACACAAATTTTCACATTTTTATTCTTAACTTGATCACGTAATTCGGCAAGGAACTTACCAACAATTTTCATCATTACTTCTTTGCCAAGTTTAGCAAATGTAATTACACCGTCAAGTCTATTTCTAAATTCAGGCTTGAAGTATTCTTTCATGCTAGTATCTTCGTATTCTTTTGCAAGTGATTGTGTAAATCCAATATTATTTTTTTCTGCTTCTTGCGCACCCAAGTTTGTAGTTAGGATAAGCACACAATTACGTGCATCTGCTTCTTTACCATTGCTGCCTGTCACCATACCATTATCCATAAGTTGTAGCAACACTGCTGCAACGTCTGGGTGAGCTTTTTCAATTTCATCTAACAGCAATACACAGTTAGGATTTTCTTGTAATTTTACAATCAACTGTCCTGCATCATCTTCAAAGCCAACATAGCCTGGAGGTGCACCAATAAACTTAGCAACTGAATGTTTCTCTTGATATTCTGTCATATCAAATCGCACTAGTTGCACTCCAAGATGATGTGCTAATTGTTTAGCTGTTTCTGTTTTACCTGTGCCTGTTGGACCCATAAACACAAAACTGCCAATTGGTTTATTGTCTGGTTTTAATCCAGCTTGTGCTACAAGTATTTTATCCACTAGACTTTCGATTGCTTTGTCTTGTCCAAAGATGCTACCCTTCATATTCTTTTCAAGATGTGCAAGATTTTCTGTTTCTCTTTCAGCAACTTGTTCTTCAGGTATTTTAACCATTTTAGCAAGTTCATATTGAATGTTTTCTTCTTTAATAATCAGATTTTCAGTTTGATTTTTGACCTTAAATCTACTTGCAGCAACATCAATCAAATCAATTGCTTTGTCTGGTAATTTTTTATCTGGTTGATACTTTACACTTAATTTAACACTTGAGTTGATTGCTTCATCTGTAATTTGCACATTGTGAAATTCTTCGTAATATCCCTTAATACCATGTAAAATTTCAATTGTAGTTTCTTCACTTGGTTCATCAATGCTTACACGTTGAAATCTACGCATCAATGCACGATCTTTTTCAAAGTATTTTCTATACTCTTCCCAAGTTGTGCTTGCAACTACTTTTAGGTTACCTTTGCTCAATGCTGGTTTTAACAAGTTAGCAAGATCGTTTGAACTATTACTGCCACCGGCGCCAGCACCTGAAATCATATGTGCTTCGTCAATGAACATAATGGTCTTGCCTTTCTTTTGTAAACCAGCAAGCACTAATTTAAAACGTTCTTCAAAGTCCCCGCGATATTTTGAACCTGCAAGCATGGCTCCAATGTCTAGTGCATAAACATTATACTCTTTTAGAAAGTCTGGTGTTTGTCCATTTACAATTTTCCATGCGAGGCCTTCTGCAATAGCAGTTTTACCAACACCTGGATCGCCTACCATAAGCACATTACTTTTAGTTCTGCGACCTAGTGCAAGTGCAACCATATCTAATTCGTCATGTCTACCAATCACAGGATCAATTTTACCTGCTTTCACATCTGCATTTAAATCATAAGTAAATTGTCTAATAGCTTGATTTGCAGCACCAGCATTTTCCTGACTTTCGTAATCTTCTTCAGCATTTTCCGAAATGTTTACATATGCTTGGTAGTCTGATTTTTGTATGTTGGCTTGCTGCGCTAAGAAATATGCATAACTGCGCTTTTCACCGAGTATGCTTAAAAATACGTCAGAAATTTCAATCCTGTTTCTACCTTGGAATAAAACTTGTGCAAATGCTCTATTCAAAACACGCTCAACTGTTTGTGTTTTCTTTGGTTTCCATTTTTTAGAAACATCATTCAAATCAATTTTGATAGTATCCAATTTTGTTTTAAGATAGTTTTCAAGATTATGTTTTAACAGTTTACTATCAGCACCAAAGTCTTCCATGTGTTGCTGAAAGTTTTCTTCGCAAAGCATTGCATATGTCAAATGCTCAAGTGTCACGTATTCGTGATTTAACTTTTTTGCATCATTCACTGCTTTGTCAAAAACTGCTTGTAATTCTGTGCTAGGTTCTACCATTTCTGATTGCCTTTTTTATATCTTTAAGTCTTTTTTCTTCAGCTCTTTTTACTTTAAATTTACTAACTCTGTCAATAAATTGTATGCCATGCAAATGATCATATTCATGTAAAAAGATTCTTGCATCGATGTCATCAAGTTTCATCTCTACATTTATAACATCTTTATAGTCATTTGTCAAGGTATCAAATTCAACAATGCAACTAATTGGACGTCTTACTTTGATTATTAAACCCGGATGGCTTAAACACCCTTCTGGACCTTGTTCAATTTCTTTACTTAGTCCTTTTATAATTGGATTCATAACAACCAAAGGGGAACCATATTTTTTATTTAGATATGTTTTCATAACAAAAATTTGTGCAGGAAATCCAACTTGGTTTGCACTTAAACCTACCCCGCCATATTTGTTCATAACATCAATCATGTCTAAAGCGGTAGGAGCAGGGTGCCCAAAATAACTAGCTTCGAATTTATCCACTCCTTTTTCCAACATAGGATCAGGAGCCATTATTAAGTTCATCATATAAACGTTTTACCTTTTCTTCTTGTATAGTATTTAATTTAGGAAGTATTCCTTTTAAGTGTATATATAGGTTGCCAGTTCTACCAGCTCTTGGGTCTGGCATACCGTGTCCAGCTACACTTAATACTGTTCCTGGATTGGTTCCTTTAGGTATTGTAACACGTAAAGGACCTCCTGTCAACTTATCTATAATCATTGTTGTGCCTAGCATTAGATCAAACACATCTACATCTAAATTTGTTCTTAAATTTCTTCCGTCTCTTTCAAATCTATTATGTGATAACACTCGAATTTGGACTAGTAAATCTCCTCTTGGAAGTTGTGGATGAGTAGCATCTCCTAATCCTTGAAATCTTATAACTTCCATGTCATTTACACCTGGGTGTATTCTAATACTTGCACTGCTTTCTCTACCATTACGCAATTTGTAAGTTGCTAATATATCTTTTCCTGTTGCAGCATCAGCAAGTGAAATTCTAATACCAATTTTTACATCTTGATTTCTTTGTTGTTGAGGGCGTGGACCTCTTCCAAACATAGCTTCAAATATGGTGTTCATATCTCCAGCATCAAATGTTTTAGTATTCATCCTTACTTGCGGATTGTCATACGCTTGACGTTTGTTAGGATCTTTCAGTGTTTCGTATGCTTCGTTTATTTGCGCAAACTTGCCACTGTCACCGCCGCGGTCAGGATGGTTAGCCATCGCTTGTTTGCGATATGCTTTTTTAATTTCATCCTGACTTGCTTGTTTGTTGATACCCAGTATGCTGTAATAGTCCATACTATTACTTATTTACTCAGGTATTACTTCTTGCTAGTTCCGGCGTAAAGTCCAAACCATGCTGCTCCAGCACCTACAACCACACTGATTAGCCCTGATTGTTCCAGTGTTGGATCTGGCAGTTCCATATACCAAACTACACATCTGTATAACAAGTAAATGTATGTTGAGATAAAGATACGTGGAAAGATTCTCCAAGCATCTACAGCCCTTGCTAGGTGTATTACTTTAGCATAAGGATTAGGTCCTAGGTCTTTTACACTTGTATCTACTTCTAGGTCTAGTTTTACTTTTTTGGTAGCTGTTGTGCTACTTGCTGGAACTACAACTTCAGCGTCTGCTTCTGTTTCTTCTACTGGTGCTGCGTCCAAGTCTTCAAGTTTTCTTCTTGGCATTCTTACCCTCCAATTTGTCTAGTCTTGCCTCAATTGAATCTATCTTTGCTGTGATCTTTGGATACTTTTTACGCCATGCGTCTTCGGGCTGTTCTAGCCATGTTAGTCCCCAACGTTCTACAAGATAATCTATCGCTTTGTCTACTTGGGCATAACCCCATAGACCTATTCGTGTTGTGCTGATATATGCGACAAATATAGCACCAAATACGGAGCCTGCTAGTGCCGTGTAAATCCACAGCCTATCACTGGCCATCCTTTCTAACATTTCCCACATTTATTTCGCCCTCTATTAACTGTGTGTATTTATACCTACGTATGCCTAAAGCATCACTTGGATTGTAGAAGTCATATCTTACTTCGTTGCTTTGATTGCCGCCAAGTATTATCCAACGCCCGTCTTCTTCTGCTATAAAAAATCCAACGTGTCCTTTCCAACCTTCGTTGCCTCTTGGAAATATCACAACATCTCCACGTTGTATATCTTCTGGATTCACAGGTTCTCCCCACTCGAGAAAACTACGTGCCATAAGTGGAACATCACTTACACTTTCACTACCTGGTATACCGTCTAGTTCGAGCACAGCATTAACAAATGCCGCACACCATTCCGTGTTTACAGGATCGACTCCTACAAACTCTCTTATTTGTTTTCTATTCTGATATTCATTAAGCCCAATATAATCATGAGCTGTGCTTACTGGATCTGGAAGTTGTGATGCGTTACATCCGACTAGGGTTGCAAAAAAACTAATTGTCCACAATGACTGCTTTATCAAGTGCTTGTTCTGCCTCCTTGTAGTAGCCTTCATATGCTGCTATGATTGCTTGCTGCTGCTGAACCAATGCTCTAATGTCAGAGAAGTTCAAACTCAAATTACCATAACCATCACCTGTGAGTGCGTATAATGCAAATGCTTTACCTTCACTTTGTAGTTTAGCAATAACTTGATCTACGTTTGCTTCGTTAATAACAATCCATTCAACTGTTTTCATGTTAAGTTCGTCAACTGGAGGTAAAACCAGTGTTGGTTTTTCAACAGGTTTTGTGCTAATTTCAATCTGCTGGGGTTGGGTCGAGCAGGCCGCGAGACTTATAAGTATCGTAAAGCCAAGGACACTCTTTGTTAAAAGCGATGCCATTTTGTGCTGTCCTTTCTTTTTCAGTTAATTCTGCCCCCGATAGAAGTTCAAAACATCTACCAGCATTTAAAGTGCCTCTGTTTACTGCACGTTCAATGCCTTCAGCATTTGCGATTGCCGCTGCTGTCAAATCAATTTGTTGCAGTTTGTCTGCTAGTTGTTGATTTTGTCTGCGTATAGCAGTGTATGCTTCGTTTAAACTTGCAAGTTCGCTAGATGCGTTTGCGTAATCCTTCTCTAGCGAACTTATAGTTTGTTCGTTTAATTCAACTGCGGTGTTTAGTTTTGCATTGTTTTCTTGTAGGATAGCCATACGTGCTTGTGTATCGTTATAATACCAATAACCTATACCTCCTGCTCCTAAGAGCAGCATAAACATAACAATAGCTAACTTGGCACCCATGCCTACCCCAATAACTTTCCCAATGTTTTTGGACCAACAATACCGTCAGCTGTTAAACCATTTCTTTCTTGCCATCTCATTACCTGACGTTCTGTGCCTGGTCCGAAGATACCGTCTGCTGGTGCTATGCCAAGTTTCTCTTGAACTTCGGCAACCAATGGTCCTTTACTGCCTTTGCGTATAGTTTGATTTAGATTAAGCTCTTTTTCTTCTGGTGCTTCAAAGTCACCACCTAATACATCCATAGCATGTAGGTAATGCTTCTTACGATCATCTAGTCCAATAGTTCCACCGTTAATGCGTTTTGTAGCACCAACAATATCCATATCGTCACACCATTTGTTTAGATTGTTTGTATCCCAAAACCAACAAGCACTGTCTAACGCACCTTTTTTGGTGCGCACATAATCTACTGCTTCTTCAGCTGTCATTTCTACTGCTTCTGCAAATTTTGTGTAGTTGTATCTACCAGTAAGCTGAAGTATGCCGCCTCCGCGGAAACGCCAGCCATCACCGCTTTCTGGACCTCCGTTGTCCATACGGTTTGCATAAATGACATTAGCAATTTTTTCAGGTTGTCTGTGATATTCATTTGCGTCTCTTCCTGCTCTTTTAAAATACTTAGGGAAAATTGAATTAAGTGCTTGTGCGCTGTAATTTAAGTTTTCGCTTAAAACTCTAAATCCGCCACTTTCATGTCCACACTGTGCAATAAACATTGCTACTCTTTCTACAGTATCAATTTCCCATAGTGGAAGTATTTCACACATTGCTTCATACCATTCTTTCCAATCGTTCCTATTGACAAGTTCTCTAGCCATGTCTGGCTCAAAGTTAAATTTGAAATGCTCTTTACCCATGTTGATGTTCCTTCTGTTGTGGGGTGCAGTTGTCGCATCTGCAGGTGTTACATATTTTTGTTATAGTTGGCGACTCTTCTGATCCAGGTGTGCGTTCTAATGACATATATTGTGATTCACCACAATGTGACGTCCGACCGCAATTTTGACAGTATATATATGGTATCATATTCTCTCGACTACTAGTGTATATCCTCTATTTTCTAAAGTTATCGTTTTTGTGCCAAATTTTGTTATATTATAATTACCTAAATATTTTGTAAGATACATTGTTTCTGCAAAATCGTTAATATTAATTTTGTCTTCAATACTTTCTACAATATCTGTTGTTTTCCCAAAGTCTTTAACTTCAAATCCTAATGGATCTGCATAAATCTTTTTAATTACTAAGTCATTTTCATCCATAAAAATTTCTTCAACAAAACTATTGCTAAAAAAGTTTTTGAAATTATTCATATTAGATTCATTTACAAGTTCATCATAGGATTCTTTATCTACTGGGACGGTTGCTGTTAATGACTCTAGTGTAGCTGCTTGAGGCTTAAATGCTTTGTAGTATCTATAAGTAAACGGCTTACCAGTTAGCCTACTTACACCGTCTACCAATTCCATTATTTGTTCTGGAACTTTTTGATCACGTTCAATTTCTACAAATACTCTATAGTAGCCATCACTCTGTTCACCAGAAGTTGCATCTGCATCTAAAACAAAGCTGTATCCGCCTTCAATAAATTTTACCAAATCGTCTGCTGCTGCTTTTTCAGTTACATTAAAACTAACAACACAAATATCTTGATCGCTACCCATTTTGCTTTTGTAGCTATCTACTTCAAACATAGGAACCACTAGGTCAATTAAATCTTTTTCTCTTAACCCCATTATTCTAATTCCCCTGCTTCTGGTGCTTCTGCAGGCTGTGCTGCTGCATCAACTTGCTGAGTAGTATCTTTTACATCTAAATCCTCAAAACTAGCACCATAAAGATCAGCCAACAGTTTTTTGGGCATCTTTACTTCTACGACCCAAATAGGATGTCTATCTAATTTGCCAAGTTTTGTTCCTGGACGAATATCTTCAGGCTTCATAATTTTTCTTGGTTTGAGCAAGCTGCTACGTTGGTAACCGATTTTACAATCATAATCTAATAATCTTTTTGCTCCGTCTGGGTCTGGCATTTTTTCTTTTGGCCAAAAGAATTTAGCAGTTACCCAATGACGATCAATAGTCGGACCTTCACCTAGTTCGCCATCTTCCCAATTTTTGTAAACATAGATGTCAAGCTCGTCTAAAACACGCTCAAAATCTTTAAGCACATTAAATGCATTATCACTTTCATAAATGCTTTCTATATTTTTAATTACATCTAGTTCGTCTAAAATATTGGCCATGGTTTCCCCGTCTATAATTTGTTACAGTTATTTATCGCTTTTTACTACTAATAACATGAGTTTGAGACTAAATACATTTGCAGGGAGTCCTGCAAAGGTTATCCCTGTTGCATATCTCAATACAGGAGGACTTAATGGGAAAAGCGAAAGCAAAGCGCCAAGCACATATCACTAACAACGTAGTTAAACTGAATAATTTCCTGCCTCAAAAGTCACGATACGTAAAAATACTTCCAAGAAATCGAAGCCAAGAACAATACATCCTTGAGTTAATGGACCGGAACAAAGACATAGTCTTCGGTATAGGTCCTGCCGGCACAGGTAAAACTCTATTGGCATGTCAGGCGGCTGTTAAAGAATTTCTTGATGGTAATGTAGAACGTATTGTTGTTACTAGACCAGCAGTTAGTGCTGATGAGGACCTTGGATTTTTACCAGGAACACTAGAAGAAAAAATGGCACCTTGGACAAGGCCTATATTTGATGTGTTTCGAGAATATTTTTATGCTAACGAAATTGAGGGCATGATACGTGAAGGTGTAATCGAAATATCACCACTTGCATATATGCGTGGAAGAACTTTCAAAAATAGTTTCATAATTGCAGACGAAATGCAAAATGCTACACCAAACCAAATGAAGATGTTGCTAACTAGAATTGGCACAGGAAGTCAAATGGTAGTGACTGGTGATTTAGCACAAGCAGATAGACTGAAAGATAACGGACTAATTGACTTTATTAATCATTTAGAGTCACGTGAAAGTAAACATATTTCAGCTGTTAATTTTCATAAAGGAGATATAGAGAGACACGAAGCTGTAAAAGAGGTTTTAGAAGTTTACGGAGACGATTAAACTCTAACACTCTTAAAAGCGATAGGGTGAGAATTATATTTCTCACCCTGTTTTAACAACATCAAAAGATACTCATTTTTTGTATAAGTGAGTTTCCAACTACTTTCTTTAATAGGCGGGCGTCCCATTGCGTCATAAAATATTTCGCCTCGCCAATATGTCGTTAACCAAATACGCTTTTTACTCCAACTACTACGTGTTGGCCACCATGCGTAATATTGATTCCATTCAATTTCTATTTCAACTGTTGGCGGCATACGTCCTCCCACCATCGAATAGTCCATACCATTGCTTCTTTTTCACAAGTAAAACTAAAGTATCCTTTGCCATCTTCGTGTCCCCAAGCCCACGGATGCTTACAATGTAATTCTGTCCATTTAAGAACATAATCCATAATAGCATCACGTGGGAGAACTACATCGTGATCAAAGTGCTTATTATAATTTGGATAAGCCATTTGCCATTGGAAAAATTTCTGCGATGACTTTAGCACACTGGACAGCGATTTCCATGTGTTCTTTTTGTGTTCCATTTGCACCTCTTAATTCAATATAATGTATCCAGCTACGCAAACTACCATTCATATACAATCTTGTTTTTGTAAGTCCTTCCGGTAACACAGCTCTAGCTTGCTCTTTCGCAATGCCATTCTCAATAGCCCAGTTATAGGCATCTTGTGCTGCTCTAATGACTTCACCTTGTTTGCTATCCCACATCATTTGTAGACGTTCGTCATCTGTTTCAATTGAATTTTGTCTATTTTTATTGTCTTGTAAACGTGCTTCACGCTTAACAAACATGTCGCCCATTTCTTGTGGATTTGCATAACGCTGACTAAACTCTTGGAACGCAAAACTACGATGACGCACAATTTGGTGTGCAATATCTCTTGTAGTATCAATCTCCATACATACGTTAACCATTTCCAGTGGGCTCCAGTGGGCATGTTTGATCAAATACTTAACAAGTTTTTCACTTGTTTCTGAATTCATTTGATTTGCAGGATTTGAAACCCTAGCACAATATGCTACAAGATCTAGCAGATTATTATCTTTAATGCCTTCTTTTACAAATTCTTCTGTTGCTTTTGTGTAACTTACTAATCTAATCATTATTTTCCTCATATAGTTTGTTTGCGTTAAGTATATACCTACCTGCTTTAATTTTTATAAACAATTGATCATTTATGTAAATGCCTTTCTTTTTTACGTTTATTTGTAATTTTTGTTGTCTGCATTTATTTAAATAATCTTGGTTTACAGCATGTCTATAGATACCAAAACATTGTTCGTTTTCGTTTGTATGTAGTTTTTTTGCATAGTAACCTAAATTTAAAATACTATCAAAATCAATTTTGTATTCACTGGGCAAATAATCTTCAATATTAAACACCGCAATTTTCACTTTTTGATTGGGCAGATAAGGCAATAATGTATGCCTTAGTTTACCTGGTTCTAAATAGGTTTGTGGATCATTAATTGGACGTTTACTGTAGGAAATACTAAAAGGATCTATAATAATTTTTTCTTGTAGCAAAAAATAAGTTGATAAAATCGTTTTATACCCATTTGAATTGGGGATATCTGATAGTGTCCATTTGCTTGTATCTACATTTGGTAAAGGGCCAGTGTCGTATAAATCTCTAAAAAGAATATTAAAACGATTCTCTATGTGATTAAGTTCTTTTGGATAAATTGATAGCCATTTATAACTATCAATTTCATATAAAGCCCTATTTGTAGGCAATGAGTCTAATTTTCTATGGGTATCTAAATCAAACATTTTCAAAAGGCCACTCATTATATTTGCCTTTTAAATTATTAATCCTATTTTGTAAGAAATTAATTGTAGTGTTAATATGACCTGTATCATGTGGTTGAAGTAATGAACGATAATATTGTATTTCTTCTTCTAACACATCGATTCTTACAATATCATTTATCAGTTTTTTGTTTTCTGTCATTTAGAATATTTCTCATTGTATTTGTTGCTGTTTTTGTAAAAAATCTAGGTGCAACACTATGAATAATAACCACAGGAACAAGTAGTTGTAATTTTAATGCAATTAAAAGTGCTTTACTCATGTGTTGTAAACCAGTTTCGTTTACCTCAGCTAAATGTGCTTTGCATTGTTTACTTAACATTAG